TTGAGGTGCTAAAGTTCAGCGTAGTATTAACACCACCACCATCATCCATACTAATGACATGGTAGGTAGTAACCTGAGTGCTCGTATTAAACGACACAATAAGGTCGAGCTTTCCCGTATTGCTTGACGCTGTAAATGCAGGGTCATGCACAAACCAATAGATAGTCTCTGTTGAGCTATCCTCAAGCACACCGATACATGCTGCCGATACGCTTAATGTGGTTTCTTGAACTTGAAGGGTGGTAAGCTGCGTATTGCCAAGAGTTGTTTCAATCACACCCATCTCATCCTCCTCGGTAGACCCGACTCGGATATTCAACGCATCAGTGTACTCGCCATCAGGAACAAGACGTTCATCAAGTTCCTTATTCATTTTACCCTTGGTAAATGTCCTTAAGTCCTTTGCCATTACTTAATCCACTTATCCTTTCCGCGCATGCTCATCAACAATCTGCCGGGATGGATATTACTGATTCTGATTTTAGCGTTACGCAAGAGCGCACCTTTTCTTTTTCTTGCACGAGATACGATGTACTCCTGTACGCCTAGCTTACTGTTTAGGATAGCATATTCAATGTATGCGTACACAAAGTCTTCGAACAGCTTGTTGACATGCACCTTGCTGTCATCACCATTTTCCATGCCATCAGAAACGTACTCAAGAACCACTGATGCTCCTGCCCCAATCTCAGTTCCGAAGTTGATTACCCCTGAAGTGCGGTCTATGGCAAAAGTTGGGTTGGCGTTGGCTGTTTCTGTATTTAGCGAATACCACGCTCCGCCAAAAGGAGTGGTGAAATAATAGTTACCCATATAGAAGTAGGCTTCGTAGCCATCAAATGGGTGACCTGTGTTCAAGTAGATGTCTTTCTTTGCTCCTGTAATCCTATCAAAGTCAAGGTCTGAAAACTCAGGTGACAGAGCATTGCCATCCACATCAAACAAGATGCGTTCGTTATTGTCTTGCAAGTAAGCCTCAGCATAATTGACCTGAATGTTTTCAGTCATAGGGTATAGACATCCGTTTTTGTAAACGGAGATTCTAATCCAATTCACGAAGTCAGACGGCAGGATAAACCTGTATTGGTCAGTAATCGTAAGCTGAAGAACCTTGACCTCCTTGAATGCATCATAGTTCAGTTCCTGAATGGCACGCTTGGCGTGAAACAACACCTTGAACCTTTCTTCGTTGTTCACAAGGTTGTGGTTGCCTGCATACATCAACATAAAATTGTTGACAATGTCGTACAGAGAAACGTACTGATAAGAACCCCAATTGGCTCCTTCAGGATTACCTCCCCCGTTCTCGTAATACTGAAACTGATTGATGTATGCCATTATGCTTCTTTTTGCTGTTCTTTACCCTCCTCACCTGCAGCAAAGCCAAACACTTCAGGCTCTCTAATAGTAACACCTGCATACTGTAGAATCTTCATGGTGAGGTTGTTCTCATCATCAAGAGGAATCTCAAAGTCTTGGAAGTCGGCGTCTGTTTGGTTGAACACAGGCTCACCTCCCGCAAGAGTTATATACGTCCAATTCGGGTCGCGAGGATATCTAAAGTATTGAGCAATCACTCTGCCCGCTGTCATGTTTGCGCTTGGAAATACCTGCATAGACGCCTCTTCTGACGTGTAGGCAGGGTACTCAATAGTGGGAGCAGTATAGATAGAGTTGTTCAGCATAGTAATCTTGCTATGCGTCACCTTTTCCGCTTCGTTCTGCTGTGCAATCTGACTGATAATCGTGTATTGAAAGCCTGCGGCATTAAGCACATCTCCCGATACAGTGATGTTGTTATTGTTTGTTACTGCCTCAACGGTCAAATACTGCACACCTTGTGTTGCAGTTTGAACAGCCACAATATCTCCTGCACTGATGCTGTTTAACGAAAATGTAGCTCCACTATCAGTCAGCACATCAAATGTACCCGTTGTAAATCCTGTGGTTGTCCCTGCAGTCAAGGTGGTCTTGTACACAAGAACCTTGTTGACATAGTAGTAATCGCTGCCCGTAGTGGTCGCTGAAGGCATCAAATACTGTCCCGCTGTGGTAGCATCAAGGTTGAGGCCACGGGTCATCGAGAACAAGTCCATTGACTCCTCGATGCTCTTAGACAAGTTAGCAAGGCCCGTGCCTGACTGACGAGCGTTTTCCTTGTTTATCTGAGAGTTGTACTGAGAAAAATAACTTTCGAAAATATCTAACTGCGCCTGCTTTGCAAATAGATTGAAGTCAGCAGGTGAGAGATAACCGTAGTTATTCTTGTTTAGCACAGACAGAACAGATTGTCTGACTGAGTTAATCATTGCCTTGTTTTAGGCAAAGATACGGAATTAAAAAGCAGAGGGCTTTTGGATTAAGGCCATGCAATCATGGCGCGAGTCACGCTTCTGATAGGAAATGAAAAATTAACCGTAGCAATAGACTGTTGACCGCGTAGCACTGAAGTCCATGCGTCAATAATAGCCTGTACATTGTTTGTGTCTAAAAGACCTGCCCCCGGAGTGGCCTCCCCAAGCACATATCCGGGTGCATTAAACGTGCCCGACCTATTCATAAAAACAGGCTCTGTAATGATACTGATTTCTGATACACTTGTTCGAGCTACTTCCTTAATTGAGTTTACAGGTATGTACAAATCAGAGTCGACTGTGCTGCGTATTCTAATTAGCCCGTTCATGCTACAAAGATAGCCAAAAAAAAGAGGGGCTATTGCCCCTCTCTTTCTGTAGTAGGATATATCTCTTAGATATAACTCAGGGTTTGTCCTCCCGCGAGCTTAATTTCTCGCAACCCATCTGTGTAAGAGGTGTTTTGCACATCCAAAATCTGCTGTGCTACTTGCTCTGCAGCAACAGGGTTGCCTGCTACATTGGCTGTGTGAAAGACTTCTAAGGTATCTGTAGAGGATTCAGATACCGAGTAGGTGATAATAAAAGAAGTATTACCATTCGCAATCACGCTGACAACATCGGATGCGCGGATATACCAACGAGCTGAGATAGCTGCGTCTCCGCCTTCTCCAAGGCCATCGAAGTAAAGGTATTTTTCGTTCATCATGATGCTATTGATACTGCTGTAATGGTTCCCAACTTAGGCCCAATGTCTCCATTTACCCCTGCTCTAACTACAGTTACTTGGTCAGTGCTGTTTGCTGCTGTCTCAAAGAACTTGTTTAGAATCTCCTTAGTAAAATTGTAATAATCCTGCTCGGTGTATCCCACTGCTCCTGTATCAGTAAAGTTGGTTGTTCCATCCGGCCCTTTCACTATAAAGGCAATATCCTTTGTACTAGCGTCGTTAACAATCATGCGGATAGAAAAATCTGCAAATGGAGAGGTAGAATCATAAATAGGTTTCCACAAGTTATATGCAGGAGCCAACCTCTCCGTCTGTCCAAAAGAGGGAGAAAGGTTGGTTACTTTGATGTATTTGTAGTCGCTCATATTTTCTTAGACATTAGTGATTGCTGTCACCGCATAGGGAGGCGTAGGGCTTTCTACGACTTCTCTCCAATTGCGTGACAAAATGCTTTCCATTTGGCTAACAAACCAATTTTGAAAAACGTAAGCGTTAGGAGCAGTAGCGTGTGTGATTTTAATCCTCAAATCATTATTGCCTGTAATAGGTCTATAAATAATGGTCATTTCAGTGGTAGAAGCCGTGGTGCTGTCAAACCCTAAAACCTTAGTCACGTCAATAAGGTACTGCTGCCCATCTGCGTTTAGAATGCGAAGATACTTTGTCATGACTTTAAGTAATATTGGTTACTTTATATGGTGGTGTAGGCTCGGCAGTGACGTGCTTCCAATCCGTTGCGAGAATAACCTCCATTTGGTCAACAAACCATGTTCTAAACGCCCCACTATTGGGTGCGGTATCATGTGTGATTACATAAGTCGCAGCGTTGTCCGCAGAAGGATGAAGATATTCGATAGTAAGCTGAGTAGACGTCGAGGAAAATCCTGCAATTCTAGTCAAATCAATAAGGCGCTTCTGACCCGTCGTGGTGTCTGTGATAGTAATAAACTTTTCCATGACTCTTAGTTTACAGTTACGTTAGTTACTGTTGAGGGAAAGTCTGTTGCAGCAATCTCAAGGTAAGGCTTGGTGTACGACTGCTGTTGAACCTTTACAATGAGGTCAGAGATAAAGTTCACCATCTCGATATTTTCTGCTGCTGTGCCATTAGCATGAAGAATGTTGACAATATCTCCACTTGAGTGGCTAGAAAAATTTCTTAACAGAACAATGTTAAAGTCCGGCCCTGCACCGTCCTTAATGACTTGTGCTACTTGGAAAACAGGCACAACAGACTCTGTATTGCTCCCCGATGTAAGTCCGGTAATTTTAAGGTACTTCTGCATGATTACGAAACTGAGATTGAGGTAAGCGGTGAAGGGAAGCCATCAGCAGAAATCTCAAGCATGGGCTGTTCGTATGGAAGCTGCAATGCTTCTACAATTTTGTCAGCAATGAAGTTAGCTTGTTCTGTAATTTTTTCTGCTGTAGTAGCCAAAGTCTGTAGAACCACAGCAAAAGCATCAGCATCAGTATCGAAGTATCTCAAATCAACTGCTGTAAGAGCGCCTGATGTGTCAACAGTGATTCTGAACAGGTCATTACAAGGGATAACAGTGTTTGTTGTCCCACCAACTCCTGTAATTTTTAGGTACTTAGTCATATCCATTATGCGATTGTGGTTACTGCAATAGCAACAGGTGGTTCACACACAAGCACGGGCTTCTTCCAATCGGAAGCCAAGCACTTTCTCATCTGCTCCAAGAAATACTCCTGAAACTCGTCAGTAGTCGTGTCGGTTCCATGAGAAATGTTTACGTCTGCGTTTAGCTCGGTATTGAAATACCTGACATCAGTTTGTGTGGCCGATGCCGAGTTAACCAACGAAATGTGATTCAGATTAACGAGGTGCTCCTGACCTGCACTGTCTGAAAATTGTAGATACTTCTGCATGATTATGAGCCTGCGGGGTTAACGAGTGTAACTGTCAAGGGGAAGTCAGTTCCATCAACAGTAACAAATGGCTCTGTATAGGGCTGCTCCCACGCCTGAACAATCAAGTCCTTGATGAAGTTAGCTTGCGCTACACGATTTGTACCGGAACCTGCCGCAGCATGGTCGAAGGTAGTAACCTCCGATGTAGCACTATTCGCATCAATGTAGACAATCTTTGTCTCGGTATCCGCCGTGGTAATTCCAAAACTTGCGGATGTGGTGTTGGGCCTAACAATCCCAAGGATGTTGTTACAGTTTACTACCTGAACGGTATTCGTAAGTCCTGTAACCTTGATATACTTCTGCATGTAAAAAATTCTGCGTGAGTAAAAAAATATCCCTACAAAGATAGGATAAAAAAAAGAGGAGCATTTCTGCTCCTCTTCTTATCAGTAGTAAGGTGTTAGTCTACTAAACCCTCAAGCATCTTGAGGGCTTCAATACCGTCATCGCTCTTTAGGAACGAGCCTGCCGCTGTATTAGGACTTACGCCAAACGGGACACTAAGCATCTTCTTCTTGTTGGTAGGAGTGCTAAACCACACCTCTGTGTTGTTTCTACGAGTGGTAAGCATTCCTGAGTCAAAAAACCTCTGAACGGTCGAATTGAACCTAAGCTCAGGGTCTTGCAAGATGCGCAAGAAGTCTCCGGGGTTGTACTTAGCAAACATCAAAACATCTCTCTTCATCTCAGCCGAACTCAGCCTGTCAGTGCTTCTTCCGAAAGCCACTCGGCATACGTTCTCAAGCTCCTCCAAAGAGAGAGAGCGTGCTTCGATGAGAGCATCTACTTCCGTTTCAAGACTTTCCATCTCTTGTGATGCGTCCTTCTCAAGGTTTACCTCTTCAAATGACTTGCCATTCAACGGATGGTAGTGCAGAAACTTTTGCAGAACTTGATTTTGACGCGGCACAGTAAGTAGGCCATCCTCAAAAATAACAGGCTCTACGATGACGTTTCCGTCTTGTTCGTCCTCAAAAGGACTGTTCTGATTCCTTGAGTAGCGCAATGCTCGATTAAGACCTTTTTCTTCGTCCCAATACAGGAGCGGAAAAGAACGGCTATTTCTTGTGGGAATCATATACGCCAAGGGCGCGACTGCATTAGTCAGTCTGTATGTCTTATCGACATACACTTCATTTTTCTTTTTCATTAGATACGATTTAGAATTAAAAAAGTAAAGCGGGAAGCGTGTCCTTGAGGACACGCCTCCCCTTTACGTGTTACGCAATCTTACGCATTGAAGATGACGAAGTTGTTCGCGCCCATCACGCAAACAGCTCTTTCAGACAGGTAGTTAACCTGCATCTTGTCAACGTCAGTGTTCATTGCACCTCCGGCAGAACCTGTAATCCAAGTCTTGTAGCGACGGTCTTCAGTCTCAGACGCTCTGTAACGAACGTGCAAGAATGGACGCTTCGCGTTCTTACCAAGGATTTGGTCGTACACGGTAGTAGAACCTGCAGGAACAAGAAGACCGTTAATCGTTCCGCTGCCTGCCACAGTAGACAAACCGCCACGGAAAGTTGGGTCGTTCAAGTATTTCCAATCAGTCTTGTAGAAGTCGTAACCTCTACGGAAGCCTGAGAAGCCAAGGTTCAAGGCCATCTCCTCGTCGTTGTCGAACAGGCCGAATGAAGTACCACCCGCTCCGTAAGAGTTTTGAGCAGCCAACATATCGTCAATGTCAAACGAGAACTGACGGTTGATGAAGAGAACGTTCTCCTCGATAGAACCCTGCTTGTCAAGACGCTGAATGATGGTGTCGAAGTCAGCGAGTACAGTTGGGTTACCGCCTGCATAGACGTTACCTCTTGTATTCACTGCGTGGAACACACCTTCAGAACCCATGAAGCCTTCCTCTTGTGCGTTTTTCTGTCCTGCAACAGCAACGGCAGGAGCAACGGCAGGCACAGCCTCTACCATAGCAGTTTCGAGGTAGTCATCGAAACGAAGGCGAGTTTCGTGCTCAGACTTCAAGTACCACAGGTATCCTGAAGCACCGTTTTCTGTAGTCACCTCTACCCATCCAATCTGAGCCATGTCAGAACCGTTCACCGAGTAGGTGTCCTTCAGGATGATTGGGTTGTTAGAAAGGATGGTATCATCAGCCTCAAGAGAGCCTTGCATACCTGCTTCACCCTTCTTGAACTCCGAACCATAGATAAACACAGTGAAGTTCGTGTTAGCCAAACCACCACCTGAAACACCACCGAAGCCGCCTGCTTCGTAGAAAGCACAAGTAAATTGGTTTTGAGTCTCGTCTACCGCTGTAACAATAGCCTTGTTAGAGGCAGAGCCATCATTCTTTTGAATGAAAAGAGTTTGTCCAACTCTTACGGCAATAGCGTTGGTAGCAGTAAATGCAGGAATACCTGTGTCGTTCACTTGGAAAATAGCCTCACTGTCTCCATTATTAGCAGCAGTACCACACTTAGTGTACTTAATGTGAAGTCTTCCCTGCTCTGCCCACTTAATCAGGTCAGAGTTAGAAGGCATTTCCGCACCAACCATGCGGAGGAAAGAAGAGATAGTACGGTTGCCATATCTCTCGAACTCCTTCTCGTAAGTATCAGGGAGATACTGATTCAAGAAGTTGAAGTTCGTGATATAGTTCGTACTAAGCGGAACCTGCTGCGCTGATGGCTGCAGTCCCAAATCAAAAGCTGTTAAAGCCATATTTTCTTAGTTTTTAGTTTTTTCGACTCCTAATCTTAAGTCCTCGACCTGAGTCACTGTTCAAGGACTTTATTTGCATGCCTCCCTTCTTCACGACTTCCGGTGTGTTGCGCATAGACATGTCAGTATTCTTCATCTTGCGCATCGTACTGTCAGCCTGAAACGATTTGCCCTGTTCATAAAAGAACCGAGCAAACTTTTCGGGATTCATAGCGATAGCCAAAGCTCGATGGTAACCTGCTGCGTCTTTGATGACACCGTTTTCGTCCACATACTTCTTAAGGAAGTTAGTGGCATCAGACTGTGCCTTCTTTAACTCAGTAGCATCACCCGGAGAGAAGGTGACCGTCTTGTCTTCGTCAAGCGTGAACTCAAAGCCCTTGAACTCACTTCCGAAAACTTCGTTGGTCTGCTGAAGAAAGACTTCCTGTCGCTTCTTCATTGACTCCTCAAAAGAGTTTGACTCTTGGATATATTGCTTATACGCCTCTAACTTATCTTGGTCATCCTTAGAAAGGGAACTCCCGCTCGACTCAAGGGGTGCTCCGTATTTTTCTTTCTCTGACTCAAAGTAGTCTTTGGCCTTCGCAATAGCTTTTTTCTTGTTTAGCTTGGTCTTCTTAATTGTCGATTCGTCATCCAACTCCTCGTCAAAAGAATAAGCCTCCATCAAGGTGTCGATGTCTTCTGCATCTAATCCCTTTTCGGTGGCAACCAAATACTCACGAAGGAGTTGGTCGGGGGCAACTTCATCGTAATCCTTGTTGAGTCTTACGTAGTCGTTAAACCCTCTTCCTGTATCCTTCTTGTACTTTAAGTACGCAGCGACATCTTCCGGAAGTTCCTCAGCCTCTTCGCGCTCGGCAAAGAGTTGGTCTACAGAGTCAATCTGCTTGTCGTACCTGTTTTTGATATATGAAAGAACGTCGTCGTCAGAAAGCTCTGACTTAGATTCCTGAACAGGAGCTTCCTCCTGAACGGGTGGGGTCTCTTGCTGAGGCTCCTCAGCTTGAGGTGTTTCATTATTTACTTCCTGCGCATGCTTGTCAAGAAGTGACTGCTCGATTTCTTGTTGTGACTTTTCTTCGCCCGTCACTTCGCGTACCTTAAGTTCCATAGATTAGATTTTTACAAAAGTAATGACAATAAATTAGACTTATCTTGGCGAGAACTCAGCCATGTCAAAACCATCAAGACTGTCTTCGTTAGACTCGAAGTTCTGAGGTGGAAGGTTGTTCTTGCGTTGGTTAATCAGCTTGCTCTGCTCAGAGTTTTGCTGACTAATCCTTTCAGATTTAGCTTTCTCGCGCTGTGTTTCTCTGCTCTGAAGTGCATCCTCAGAAATGTTTCTGAGTGACATGTTGTATTGGAACTCCTGCTCCATAAGCATCTTCTTAAGTTCCGCCTCGTTCTTCATCTTCTCAATCTCGAACGAAATCTCAGCCTGCTTAATCTGCATCTTCGATTGCGTCTCGGCTTGCAGCTTCTGCATAGCAGCTTGCGCTGCAAACTGCTGAGACTTCATCTGCCTCTCCGTTTCCATAGCCTTGCCCTGCAACATCTGCTGCTCCTCGCGGTCTTGTTTTTGCTTACGCTTTAGCTTGAGCAGTTGGTTGGCGAGCTTGATGTTCTTCATCTCGCGGATGTCAATAGCGTCTTCAAGGAATATGTCTTGCTTAGACAACGCCATCTGAATGTTCTGCTCCAACTTAGCTTTTTGCTCTTCGTCAGGAGCGACTTCAATAAACACACCAAAGTCATAGATGTATAGGTCAGAAATCTGATTGAGAATGCTGACGTTATACTTTCCGATTTGGTTGATGAACTCATCAGTAAAGTCAGAATACTCTAGGATGTCTGAAATACGATAAGACAGACCCTCTGCAAGAGTCTTAAAGAGGTAAAGGCTTCCATCTAGAATGTGCCTTGTAGCTGTATTGGAGTTGAGCGCAGCCAACTTCTGTACGCCCACCAATGAGTTGGGGTCGGGGGTGCTGCCATCACGAGCCTCGTTGAGTCCCGTAACCGCACGAATCATATCGAGATAGTGATTGTAGTTGGCAATCAACATCTGCGTCTTGGACGCGCCTGAGTTGGAGGTGAGCTGCTGAATAGGAACGCGAGCGTTGTTGAACTCTCCGTCCTGCGTATAGCTCCTACCAATAACAGAACCCGTTTGGAAGTACAGACGCAAAGCGTCTTCAGGGTTGTATGCATTGCCCGTTCCAAGGTCAACCTCGTTCAGTCCATCTGCGTCGATGTATACACCATCCGGAACTGTGCGGGCAATAACTTGCTGCAGCTTCAGGTGCGTCATCTGAATGAGGTCGGCAAAAGGAATCATCCTTCTCACCAAAGACTCAATAACGCCCTTGTACATGCGAGGTGCTACAGCTACATAGTTTGGTATAGCGTGTTGACTAGCAGACTTTGGTCTTACCATGTTTTTGGACATCTCCCACTTCAGAAGATAATTTGTGCCCATCACCATAATACCGTCGTACCAAACATCAATCTTCTTTGACACCTTCTCAAAGTTGCCCTCTTCCATCATATCGGAAGGTGGATTGAAGGTGTCATCCTTCTCAATCATCTTTACGTTTCCACTATCTGTAACTTTCTTTTTGTAGACGATGTCGTTAGTCGTCTTGTAATTGAAGTACAGAAGCGTAATAGAATCTCTGTAAAAGATACTATTGTCGTAATACTGTGCTAAGTTGAAGTAGTCGTAAAAGCTCTGACCGTACTGTGAAAGCTCTTGCAAGTCTTCATTCGTAAGAGTAGGGTCAATCTTCAGCAGTTCATTTGTGTGAACTGTCTTTATCTCCCCCCAATAAAAACAATCTTTGAAGTGAGGGTCGTCGGTGTAACTGTACACCACATTCGCCGGGTCAACGTATGATACCTTGACTCCGCTGCCCTTGAGGAACTCATGCTTTGCAACGGCCATTCCGCAAACGGTAAGGTCATAGTCAAACCTTTTGCGCAGGTCATTGTAGTGGTTTTCCTCAAAAATGGTATTGATGGCTTCTTCCTCTGCAATCTCGATAGCAGGCTTGTAGTTAAGCTGCATATAGAGTGACAGTTCTTCATCAGTTTCCGGAAGCTCATCGGGGTCAGTAACAAAAGGGTTTGCTCCTGTAGCCTTCTGAATTTTTTCCAACACAGGTTTGGCAACCATCTGCCCCTCAATAAGGTCTTGATACTTGCTGCGCTTTGATTGTGACAAAGCGTCTTGTGCGTATGCCTTGACGGAAAAAAGTCTGTCCGACATTCCGTTTACAACGATGTCTACAAACTTGGGAAGAATAGGTACAGGTGTCCAATCAAGATTGATGTAAGATAAATCTCCATCAATAGCTAACTCTTGCTTGTACTTCGCAATAGATTGCTCTCCTCTTGCATAAAGGCGCAAACGATGCAATGCACGAAATTGCTCGTAAAATCTACATTGACTTCCGTCCTTCTTAAACCATTCATACTGAATGGCCTGACCAATCTGAAGACCGAACTCTTCGGAGTCTTTTTCAGCGTCGGACACGAATTGACTCGGAAACCCTGTAGATGATATGTTTATCTTAACATCCTTCATCGAATCAGTTCACTGTAAGCCCCCTTGTTATTATACCTTGCAAAGGTAAGGCTTAATTTATTTGTCTTCTTTTCGGGCTGATACAGGTGCTTTTGGCAAGCCATGATAGCCAATCCCGAACTAATACTTGCGTCAAATTTGGTTCTGTTGCTAATGTCAAACTTCGCCCAATCTTCAAGGGTTCGTGTAAATAGCATAGAACCCATCTCGTCTGTATCTCTAAACGAGCCATCCATATCTATGCCTACATACTTTTCAATGTAGGACTCAATAGCTGAAGCGTGCGCCTGCTTCACGTCTTCAGAAGAGTTTGGGATTCCCCCAAGTTCTCTCTCCGTTTTGGATAGTTTATTATATGTTTTATCAGGTCTGTTCATACAGAATCCTCGATAGCCTCGGTTCTTGAAATGATACAACAGTCTAGGCTTGTTATTCTCTACAAGGATAGGCATCCCATAAAACACACAGGCCATAAGAACATCCTCAAAAAACAACTCTGCTGTCTGTGGTCTTGCGACATATTCTAAAAAGAACTCATTGCTCGGTGCATCGTCCATATTAAACTTAGTCAATCCATGAAGCGCACCGTTAGAGCCTCCCCCACCCACTACGCCTGAAATGTCATACGAGTCACAGCCAAATGCGCCAAGGTGCTCATTGTCCGGATACTTGATTCCGTTTCTCTGAGAAATTCTGTTCTGCATCCCACTTTGGGGAACCCATGACACCTTGAATCGTCCTGATTTATCAGGAGAAAAAATAACCGATGTGTCTTTGATACCGTCCTTCCATCTAAAGCTACCCTGTGTAATGTGCTGATTGATAATCAAGCTATCGTTGTAGTCTATCTGCTGATAGATACGTGTGAGGTTGAAGATGGACTGCTTGCTTTCATCTCTGAAGGCGTGTGATTCTGTTCGCGGAAACTGCCTGTAGTATTCGTTAAGAGCATCAGCATCTGACTTGAGCGAGTCCACTTCAGCCTGCCAATAATCTACAGCCCCCTGATGGATGTCTTCTCCGTCGATACCTTTGACAGCACTGTGCGGCGTTCTAAACACGGGCATGCCGTAGCGGTCGATAAACCCTTCCATGTTCCACTCCATCGGAATGAAAAGGGAGTACATCCCGCTCTTGGTCTGTCCGTTCTTGTTTCTCTTGAGCACGTCAGAGTCTCGGTACAAGTCCTTGAAGTTTCCTCCACCTTTAGACAATGCATTGGAGGTTGACCCCATCATGCACTTGCCAATAATCTTGCTACCTAACCGTAAGCACGTCTTGGTGACACGCCAATTGTTGAGAATGCTATTTGGCTTGAGCCACTTGCCGCTCTCATCATGAACAAGAAGCTGTAGCTTCTCACCGTCGTAAGAATTGTCGTCAGTATTCTTCCAATCAATTGTGGTGTCGAGACCTTCAATCTGTTCCTCCTCAATATCAAACATGTTCTTCTTAGTAATCTTAGCCGCAGGCACTCGGTATGCAAGCTCTGTCTTAGGCTTGTCCATACCGTCCATGATAGGCTTGAAGAAGAATGGAAGTCGGCTGTTGATTGGAACAACCTTGTCGGTAAACATCTTCTTGGCATCTGTACCCGTCTTGGAAAGGATGCCTACACGAGAATCCTTGGCGAGTGTCGCGGTGTTTACACACTCTGACGACGACATAAATGAAAAGCCTGAACGACGAATCTTCAGGTACACCATGCCAAAGCTCCTTCGGTCAGCCTTGCACGCTTCCCAAAAGATGTACAGCAAACGATTGGCCTCGCGAAAATCAGGGTATCCTACATCAATGCTTGTCCATTGCAAGTACATGTAGTGCGCCCCTGTAAGATAGGTTGGCTTGCCATCGTTCATAAACCAATAGCCATCGTCCCTCCTGTCGAACTCACGCTCGATATAGTCAACGTACCTCGACTTGAAGTCCGAGGTCATCTCGTTCCATTGGAAGATGGATTGGATTTTATTCAGGTGAGCAGGGATTTCTTCTCTCTCCCAATACTGCTCACTTCTCTTAGCGTGTCTTTGAGGACACGCCTTGGGAGGTTTCGGAAGTCCAATCTTTAGATTCTGAATCTCGTATACCTCACCGAGAGTTCCGTCTTTCGATATGATTACAAGGTCATACTTTGGGTCATAGCCGTACTTCCAAGTCTTTGCTTTGTTCTTAGTAGAAAGCACATGCTTGGGGATGTAGTCATGTATGACACGATGCAAGTTGTTATTTAGACCTTCGTTCTGCAAATCCTTGCTTTGTATCCACCTTGTTGGTAGAGCCTGTTTGTAATGTTTCGATAGCCTCTCTTTCGGCCTCGATTCTGTTTAGGATTTCAAAGGCATCCATGATGCACAGCTTTTTTGTTGCCGCCGCGTTCTTCAGCCTGTCAGCCGACAAGTCGTCTTCAGGGTCGTGCTTGATGATTTGCTCTTTGGCAACCTTGATGAGTTGCTCTACAGCACGGTGACCCGCTTCGATAATCTTTAGTTTGACCTCCTTAGTGTCCATGCTTCATGGTGATTTGGTGGTCATAGATTCTATACATCATCTCCCCATCTACGTCAAACTCATACTCACAGTCCGGAGTGAATGACACAATCGTTCCTGTGTGGACTCCCTTGCTTACAAGATACTTATTTGGATATTCCATGCGCCCCATGAGGGGTTCGTGCGTAGGCTTTTGAATATAGCACTCCTCTGATGGGATAGGAGATACAAAGCAGTATCTGTCATGTGCATTCCACTTATTGCCATCATGGTACATAAAGAACTGTTCTCTATCAACAAAGAACAAGTCTTCCTTGAAAAAGCTACGCCCGCTCTTACGACGACCTTTCATGTCGTTGTAGAACTTAAATACGTTGTGGTGGACAAGCAGGGTGTATCCCACCTTGATTGGCCCGTCATAACCCAATGGCACTGAGACTACAATAGCCTTACGGTTCGAAAACTTCGCCTCCTCCTCTGATGTGTTGGTAGTAAACTCTACCCCTTCCCAATCTACCGTGTTATTATACCTCGTGCCTTTATGTGGTTTGACGATAAAGTTGAATGGGGATTGCATTAAAAGTTGATGTTGTACTCCACACTAACAGGTACAGTTGGTGTGAAAGACTTCCACAGCATTACTTCGTCATCACGCTCAATCCAAATGCGATACTCGTTGTCTACGCATTGGATAAGGTGAATACAGTATTCTCCGTTTAGAACCTTCTGCCCTACGAGGTAATGCATAGCACCCGACTTGTAGTCGGGGCCGATGGAAATCTTTCGGATGTCCATATCACTGCACCACCATTACGATTCCCCGTGCATCGAGAGGAGCTGCACCCGTGCCGCTAGTTTGGTACAAATGACCTGCGGGTAACGAGCCTGCAGCGGCAGTGTTGTCAGCAAAATAGGGAAGGTTTAATACTCCTTGTCGTGCGGCCAAGGCAGCAATAGAGCCTGCTGTAAAGTTCTTTGTGGCATCAGCGGGTGTACCGGCAACGTCAGTGCCAATGACTTTGTCTGAGGTAGTAGGAGTAATCGTGGTGTATGTACTAATCTTAGACATCTTCTTTTTCTTCTGAGTTTCTCGTTATCTCTCCTGTCTGAACATTGACAACAGCATCCTTGCCATACTTTTCCATAAGGACATTCTCGTAGTCGTTGTAGTCCGACTTGAGCTTGTCCACCTTTCCAAGCAAAACGGTCTTTGCGAGTTCAGCATCACCAATCTTCATCTTGAGGGTGTTGAACTCGGCAACAAAGGTCTGAACTGTATTCAGTTCTTCAGCAGTAAGGTTTTCCATTGTAATAGAATTAGATTTTGTACAAAGATACTCTTTTTGTCTTAGTCCTTTTTCGCAGAACCGCCAAAGAAAAAGTCAACGACGGTGTTCACCTTGGCACTCATAGCACCGAAAATGGTGGAGATAAAACTAATCTCGAACTCACCGAGGTCAATGTCTTCCTCCACAAAGTATTTGAACATGACAAAGCTCAAGGCAAAGTATGCGATGGTAAATACTGTAGCCAATACTTTTTGTATGGTACTATCAGATGAGTATAGCAGACGCGCACTTTTTCTATCCTCGACCTCAAGGTTGTATAGCTCAACTAACTGAGCGTGAGCCTGCGCCTTGTCTTCAGGTGTGAGCTTCGACTCGTCAATCATCTTGCTCACAGCACCGAGAAGTCCTGCGTCAGGGAGTAGCTCTCCGGCTACGTTAAGAATGTTAGGCGCTTTGTCGGCTAAAAATTTTCCGACCTTGGTTTCTCTAAACTTCTTCTTCATCATAATGAGAGCTTATCCATGCGTACTCTTCGGTAGCATCAAAACTTGGACAAGCCTTATTTGAGAAGTCTCGATGACCGTGTATGACAGCATCGCAGTAGACGGACTTCAGCTCTAGAAGAAGTGCTGCCAAGGCAGCCTTTTGTTCACCCGTTCGGGTATCCTTTGGCGTTTTGCCATCCTTTTCTACCCCACCCACATAGCATACCCCGATACTTGTTTTGTTGTTTCCCTTGCAGTGAGCACCTTGCCGTTCTTCCGGTCTTCCGGGAACAATAGTTCCATCGAGATAAATTACGTAATGGTAGCCGATGTCTGACCAATTGTTTCCAAGTACGTGCCACCCACGGATGGTTTCTATGTTTATGTGCTGACCCTCCCTTGTTGCTGAACAATGAACAATTATCTTATCTATATCTCTCACGAGTCTATTTGCTTGCGAGCAAGTAGGAGTTTTATTTCCTGAATGTCTTCGCTCAGTTCTTTGAGCATATCAGTAACTTCATTCTTGCTTTGCTCAAGGGTGTAAACTCTATTCTTCAGCTTTGAAACTTCATTGTTCATCCTGATGTACACTCCGACAATTCCTCCAAGCAGCAGAATCCCTTCATACAAGCTAATCATCTCACTACTCATGGCTCTAATTCTTGCGGTAGAGGATAAATCTCAAACTCCGCAAGTCTGTCTACCCACTCTTCCGGATTTGTATAGTATTCAATGACTGTCCAAGGCGTGCCGAGGCATTGCGATTTAGACACCTCAGCCCAAGACATAGGCTGCAACTTCCTATCGTCTTCAAAACAGACAATCCAAGTGTCTGCTTGAGGGTAGCAGAACTCCCCATCAATATTTTCAGTTCGACCCGCCATCAATAATTGTCCAAGAGTATGTGTTAATCAAAGTGTTGCGTGCGGTCTCTGCCGCACCACCTGCTGTGTATTGAGCGGGCGTGCTAAATACGACATTATTCTGAACGCTTTGAGCAGCCCATGCAACCAAAAGAGCATCGTAGTTGGCTTGACTCATAGACGTTCCTGTGAACGCAGCGTTAAAAGACGTACAGTTTGACACGTCCCAACCGCTGATGTCTTCGTTCCAATTAGGGACGTTAACTAAAATGAACTGAGCTGAAGTTACATTAGAGAAGTCCCAATTTGCAAGGCCGCTTGTTATGAGATTCGCCTGAAAGAAACAGCCCGAAATATCACTAGTAAGTGTAGGAGAATCGGTTGCGGTACAAATCATATTCGAACATCCCCTAAAAGCAAAGATGTTATTGATGGTAAGGTTTGTGCCTCCCCACTTTACAATCTCAGTTATCTTCTGAGGGTCTCCCGTACTATTGGGGTTGATATTTGTAAAATCCCCTGTAATCGTGATGGTATACACTCCACCCGTAGAGTACGTATGTGTTACCTCAGGCTGATTGAAGGATGTAATCGTATCCGTGCTACCATCACCCCAATCAACCACGAAATTGTACGTGCCCGAGGTGACGGAGGGCAGCCTGTATTGCGTGTTGCTTGACGCTCCCGGATTACGTGTGTCTACCTTAAATGTAAAAGGCGAAGGAGGTGGTGACGGTGAGCCACCACGCTGCGCCCCTCCAATAGAGTTGCCTGCTCCTCCTGTGATAGCATTCCCTATTTTAATTGCCGTTGCCATATCAGAACAATGCTACGATATTGAGCACGCCATTCGTGCCCGTGTTATATACTCTAACAACTTGAAGTGGGATGGTAGTGCCTCCCACAAGGTTGTCAAGGACAATATCATCACCACCCGCTGTTCTAACCTTTAAGGTTGCAACCGCGCCTACAGTACCCACGTACAGGGTAGCGGGCGTGCTGCTTCCTTTAAGGATTTTATAGGCGAATCCTGAAGTTGCATTGATATTGTTGAGTACCGTAACGGAATCCCCTTCCACATCAATAACCCTACTGCAGTTAGGGGTAGAACTTGTATTTATTACTAAATCCCCTCGCTTTACACCAAGTGCAACAAAGTCACGACCCGGAACAACGAGCTTAGTTCCCGTTGTGCCTACCCCTGTAGACCCGGCATCAATAAGGTCATTCAGGTTTACTGTGTCCTCATTATCTGACAACAGCTCCGTCATGGCAGTGGCCCGTCCTGTTTGTAGCTTTTGGTACATGTCAGAACAGAGCTACAATGTTAGATGCGGTTGTACCTGTGTCGTAAACTCTCTTTACCTGCACAGGGATAAATGACCCCTGCTGAATGTTGACGAAGGTAGCGTCATCGCCACCTGAGCTACGAACCTTCAGTGTTGCTCCCGCTGCCGCTGTACCAACGTACAGGACTGCAGGTTCTTCGCTTTGCGATAGGATTGTAAAAGCGGAACCTGCAGAAATTACTGAAGTTGCAAGTGTAATCTGCGTTTCACTATTAACCGCAATAACTCTAGAAGCCTCAGATACAGTACCCGGCTTAAAAGCCAAGTCACCGGGCTTTACGCCATCAGTAATAAACCTAGCACCTGAGTCGTTAACTACCGGACCTGTCTCCGGAGAGTTACGAGTGTAAGTGTTAATTACGTTATTCAGGTTTACTGTGTCCTCAGTATCACTCTGCTTGTCGTCCATGTCGGTTGCTCTTCCAACCTGTAGTTTTTGATATGCCATTAGGTTTTGTTTTAGAAGAGTGCGAGAACGTCAGTTACGGTTGTTGAGGCTAAAAATATTCGTTTTACTTGCACAGGCAAAAAACTCCCTTCGGGAATGTTTTCAAAAATGATGTCATCACCACCCGATGTTCTAACCTTAATTTGTTTAGCCCCCGCAGCGGGATGCGTCCCTATGTAAAGTACAGCAGTTTCGGTTGAACCCGTGAGGATGCTAACTGACTGACCTATATTACCCACAATACCCTCTACAACAATCTCTGTTTCGCTACTTACCTGCGAAATCCGACCCGCTCCTAAAATGGTGGTGACATTATATGCCACATCACCGACCTGAACCCCGTCAGTAATAAACGTTGCTCCACTAGCAGTAATAGTGCTAGAAGTGCCGTCAAACGCAAAGGCTGTAATAGCGTAAGTTTTTGGATTACCCGAAGCATCTAAAATAGGGTCGTTAAGATTGACCGTATCAGAGAAGTCTGACTTCTTATCGTCCATTGCCGTTATACGGCCAACCTGTAGTTTTTGATATCCCATCGTTAGTCTCTATCGTATGGGAAAATCCTGTTCAGGGTATCCCTTCGTTTGCCACATCCACAGTCGGTGTTGGTTGCTTTCGCAACCGTGTCTACTGCTTTTTTAATGCCTGTAGCCTTGGTAAACTTTTCGATTGAATCACCAAGACCTTTAGACTTATTATTCATGTAGCAAAGTTACGGATTATTTTTTTCTGTCCGGAATGATAGAATTGATGAGCGTATCAATCCATCCGAACACCATATTGTCCGTTTCCGTAGGGGTGAGGTTGACAATAATTTTTGCAAACGCTGCCAAGCCGATGAGCAGTTCTGCCCAATTCTCAATAATAAAATCTACCATGATGTTTAGTATTTACCTCTGCGTGATTTAGGGGAGGAAGCAGTGCTCCCCCCCTTGCCTGCCCAAAGGTTTTTACAGGCCCAATATCGGGGAGTGAGTTTGTCTTTGGCCTGAGCACACTTGTGGCGTGCGCGAAAAGACTTGCGTGCAGCAGATGAATAGTTGTGGCCGTAGCCTTTAGCCCCGAAGTGAAGGAGTTTTTCTCTTCCACCACTGCAGGCTTTGACCATCTTCTTTTTACCGGGTCTGTCCGATGGGACGACACGGTTGCATTTCATTCTGCTCTTATCAGCCATTAGGCTATATGATGCTTACTTTCTAATCAACTTAGAAAGATGGCCCTTAACACTCTTAGGGTAGTGCTTATCCATGTGAGCGTCGCCGCTGTAAGCGTGACCTGTCATGGCTTTAGCCATTCCTTTTGACTCGTCTCTACGAGACTTCATTGATTGGGTCTTAGCACCTCTGTGCTTCATACCGATAGACTCATCGAGTCTGTCATTGTAACCCTGCTTTTTTCCTCCGTAAACTGTAGGCATAATTATTTATTTTAAGATGTTACCCGTCCTGCGGGCGTGTTAGATACAAACTGTTTTTTTCTGCCGTACTTCTTTTTCTTTTTGGCTGTTGCGGCACGTTCAGCCTTACTCATACTCTTGGCTTTAGCCATAGGTAAGCACCTGTCGGGATTTTTTTTGTTTTTACTTGTCCCGCAAGCACCAAGGATAGAACCGTCTGTTCCTATCCTTACCCAATTTTGCTCTCGCCATTTTTTGAGTTCACCCATGTCTTAGTATGACATTGAAGACTTAGTCTTCTTCTCCATTCCGTAGCCGGGGTTGTTTTTAATCTTTCCACCCGTCATGCGAGCGTAAGAGTCAGCTTGAGCCTTTCCCACTGCGTTGTAGGGGAATACTCTCTTTCCGTTTTTTCCTGATACTTTAGGCATATTACTTTTTCTCTTTTAGAGCCTTGAAGTCGGCTCCTGTGATTTGGTCAAAAGGAGGGGCTGCACTTGCGATGCGCTTTTGTGCGGCGGTAAGTTTTTTAATGGAGCTGTCCCGCATGGGAATCTTTTCCATTTCTTTTTTGCTCATCGCCATGATTACTTCTTTTTAGTAGACTTAGTCATAGACTTGAGCATTCGGTCAATCTTAGCAGCTTGGCCTTTATGCATAGCAGATGCTTTCTTTAGCTCTGCAGAAATCTTACGTAGTTGAGCTTTCTCCATTAAAACTTGCTTTTAGGCAGTGGCACGTCGCGGCCAACCGCAAGGTTGCGTGCTTTTTTCATTGCTGCTCTTTTGGTTTGACGAGCCTCTTTTTTAAGTCCCTTCTTTACGTCCCTCTTTGCAGTCGCCTCCATCCCTCTATCCTTAGCTGATGCAGCGGCCCTACTTACGGCTTTGGTTTTAGACTTTACCAACTTTCCGTTTTTGGTCTTTGTCTTAGTCACGTAGCTATCACCTTGGTCTGCAACAGATTTTAGGTGTTGGTTAGGTCTACCTTCTCTTGATGCGAGTTTTTGCCCGGACTTAACGGATTTGGTACGAGTCACCCCTCTTTTGTTGGTAGTGGTCTTGGTGGTAGTTGAAGCACCAAGGTTAACTCGACGACCTCCTGCCTTTTTAGTTTTCTCGATAGTTCTCTTACCTCTCTTTCCAACAGTCTTGTATTCTGTCGTTCTTTTTTCCTGTGGCATGATGATTTTGTTTTGCCGGATTATTTTTTAGAACCCTTTGCGTAGTTCGGGTCTTTACAATACTTGCTTGCGGCCATGTTAGCGTAGGCCGAGGGGTAGCGGTCGAAGGTGCGCTTCGCCCAAGCGATGCCTGCCGGACAAATTTTGTTGCCTTTCTTTCTACCTGTCTTTTGCTTTGCCATTACCTCCTTTTAATTCTTGGAACAGCAACGCTGTTGGCTGTCGTTCTGAGTCCGAAGTTCGATTTGCCGTAGTTGATGGTTTCACCGCCCGGACGGTCTGACCATTTCATAACATCCCTGTTACGAAAGTTCATATCGTTCAGGTCTACAACACGTTGGTCTTTATCGTCGGGCATAAGTTCGTACCTTGAGTACAAATTTACTCAATAAAAATTTATGCTGAATTGGCGCAAGCCGCCACCCCAAGACTATTTGAAGTATTGGCGCGTGGTGCGATACTTCATCAAAGCTAAGTACGGGCTGACACAGGCCGACTTGGATATACTGCTGTTCTTGTACTCAGAGAAATACTTCTCTAAGGACAAGTTCGATGAGTTCGACGAACTCATCTCATGGGACGAAGACAGGTTCGACAACCTTCTCCGCGACGGGTGGCTCAACGTCTTTCGCAAGAAGGAGGGCAACAGGCGCACCGTATACGAGCTATCGTACAAGGCCCGTCGCGTGGTAGGGTTAGTCTATAAAAAATTAAACGGAGAGGAACTCCCTGAGCACCCCTCCGTCAATCCGTTGTTTAAGAACAGCGCGTCGTATATGGACAAGGTCTATCGCAACTACATCATCGAGATGAACAAGTTTATTCGACAACAACGACATCGTGCTCCTTGATGACGCTGTACTTTTTATTATGCAACATGACCTTATACCCTGAGCGGTTGTCATAGTAGATGGTATCGCCATCCTTCATGGTAGTTACGTCAGTGCCTACTGCGCATACCAAAGCCTTGCGATAGCGAAACTCTTCGTGGTCTTCTACGGTAAGCAATAGCCCTGACTCTGTCTCTACCTCCTCCATCGCAGGCTCGATGAGGATATACTTTCCTATTGGCTTCATACTAGAATATATTTGATTTCAATGTCACCATACGAAGTGGTGGTTGTCCAATATCCCATCACGACTTCTGCTCGTATGTCCGTGCCATAGTAATGATGGCATTGGTAGACAGAATAGTTGTGGCAACACTTACTGCGTTCTCAAGAGCAGACCGCGTAACCTTGAGTGGGTCAATCACACCCATCTCATACATGTCACCATACTTTTCAGTCTTGACGTTGAAGCCATAGCTATGTGACTCGTCAGCATTGCCTGCCCAAATGTCTACGTTGTAGTGACCTGCGTTCTCGACAATTTGCTCAAATGGCGCACGAAGTGCGTCCGCGAAAATTTGTTCAGCCACAGTCTGAGGGTTGTGGTATCGCTTCATCACCTCGTTGTACAATGCTACACCACCGCCGGGTAGGATGCCCTCCTCAAGCGCAGACCGTACCGCACACACCGCATCGTCGATACGGTCGTATAGCTCCTTCTGCTCAAGGTCAGTATTTCCGCCTGCGTATATAACACCGATGCCACCTGTCAGCGATGCGATGCGCTCAAGGATGAAGTCTTTGTCAGCCTTGCGCTGAGTGATGGCAAGCGAAGCGTTGAGCTGCATAACGCGCTCGTCAATCAACTCTTGGTTGCCGCTGTCCTTATCCTTCAGGATAATCGACGAGTCACGACCCACGATGACGCGCTCTGCGCGACCGAGGTCAGTATACTGCATGAGGCTCAGGTCGTCGCCTGTCTTCTCAGAGAAGTATGTAGCACCCACACTCAAAGCGATGTCCTGCATCAGCTCGTGCTGCTTGTATCCAAAGTTCGGTGGTTGGATAATACAAATCTTCATATCGCGCTTCATGACGTTGGCCGCGATGGTATTCACCACGTTCGCAGAGCACGGTGCGATAATCAGTAGCTTCTTGTTCTCAGCGATGATAGGCTTGAGTACATTCTCAATCTGCAAGACGTTGCTAATCTCAGCATCGGATACAAGGATATGTGTGTCCTCAAGGACACACTCATCTTTCTTGTGGTCGTTGATGAACAGCGGTGAGCTAAACCCACGGTCAACCTTGATGCCGTCGGTTGTCTCGTAGTATGTCTCGCTCGTCATAGAGCGGTCAACAGTTACGATGCCGTTCTTTCCTACGTCCTTATACACCTTGGCGATGATGTCGCCAATCTTGCTGTCGTTGTTTGAGGAGATGGTAGCTACGTCCTTGAGCCTCCCCTTCGTCACAGCGCGAGCCTGCCTCTTCAAGGAAGCAATCACCTTCTCAGTTTCTACCCGCAAGTCGCGTAACACGTCAGTGCGCTCACCGTCAGGTATGTGCTTGTACCCCGCCTCGACAAGGGCGCGAGCCAACACGATAGATGTGGTCGTCCCGTCACCCGCTGATGTAGCAGTACGGTCAGCCGCTTCCTTCATGATACGTACCGCAAGGTTCTCAGTGGGGTCGAGAAGGTCGATGGCCTTAGCTACAGTAACACCGTCCTTCGTTACGGTGATGCCGTGCGTGTGTTCAGGCGATTCGATGATGACTGTTTGACCCGCAGGGCCGAGGGTGCTGCTTACAGCGTTCGCGATTTGATTGATTCCTTCGACGAGCTTTTCTCGTGCTTCGTCATTGAACTCCAATTTTTTGGGAGTGAATCCTGAATTTTGCATTTAAGAGTGGATTTTTTGTTGGTCAAAGATAAAGAAAACTGTATCCTTGCTCCAAGAAAAGGTCTGCCGAAAATCTTTCCCCCTATTAGTAGTAGTAGTAGTAGTAGTATCTATTATTCTGCCCTAAGAAAAATCGCTTCATTTTTCGGCATTATCGACATCCTACTATAAATCAATAAGTTAGTAAGAGAATATCGACAGAGAACGACAGAGAAACGACATCAATCAGCATGCTCCCTTAGCTCAGTTGGATAGAGCAACAGCCTTCTAAGCTGTGGGTCATAGGTTCGAATCCTATAGGGAGTACAAAAAAAGGGGGACTCGCGTCCCCCTTCTGCTTAACCAAAACAGATGAGTTACTTGATGCGAAGTTTACTCATCATCTCTTCCTGCTGCTTGGCAAGTACATTGCCCGCTGCAATTGCATCCACCTTTTCTGCACGCTTGCGCATCTTGTTCATTGAGCATGCTTTCTGAAGCCCCGTCATTGAGGGTTCGATTTCCGGTCTTTGCCATCCAAACTTATCCATGTGTTAGGTTTTGAAAATTACACTGATGAGACCGAGATAGAGAGTTAGCTCGTGATAATCATATTCGCTGTCAGGCCCGTAGTAAGCGAACCCAAGAGCAAAGCCAATAGTGAGCCTGTTCTCTATGATGATGCTCATAAGGCAAAGGTACAATTTTTTACAGTAGGTGTTTTCAGTGTTTGGGTTATGTAGGCCGTACGCGCCGCCGCCCGCTGTCCGAAACCGACCTGCCGCGCATAGGGGGGGTCTGTCCCGCTCGGTGCTGTCCTGATTTTTTGCCGTTTTGCTGTGGCCGTCCTGCTGTGGTGGGCCTGCCGTCCCTGCTCCCGCTCCCGTCCCGCTGTCGTGCGCTGTCGGTCTGCCGTCCGTCCGCGCCCATCCTCCCGTCCTGCTCCGCTCCGCTCCTGTGACCAAACCGAACCTGTGCCTGTGTCCTTGAAGACACGCTGACCTTCCCCCGTTCAGACCTTCCCCCATTCACATGGAGAGAGGGAAGGCACAGCCCCTGTCCCGTCCTCCCCAACCCCAAACGAATGGCAGGGAAAACGAAGAAAGTGTGCCTGCTGTGTCGAATTAGACAAGAAATAGTCGTATATTGCACCATCGGCGGTAGCCAAATGCCCGCCAAAATGACTCTAACTCGCTGAAAATCAGCAAATTAAACCTCAAAAACTCAGTAAAATGAGCATTCTCAATCAAATGGAACGGGATTTCCTCAACATCCCACAAGTGAAGACAGCGTTGAACCTCACCGACATCCGTCGCGGACAGCGCAACGTAGACAACGCACAGAAGCGCAAGTTCGAGCACAGCATGGCTCTCTCGGTTCACGTTGTGAACGCATACGCATGGTTCAACAGCGACGAAGGCAAGTTGGCCTTCGATGAGCAAGGCTTGTCATGGACAACAGAGGATTTCTCCAAGAAGGTCTTCGGTTGGGGCAAGTCGTACTTCCACAAGGTTCGTCGCTGTGGCTCACTTGACCCACGAGTCATTGCCGCGTTCAACCGCAAGTGCGACGAAGCAGGAGACCAAGCGATGCGTACCATCGCCAACCTCGACAAGTTCGGTCGTGACATTGACCTGTCCGAGTTGCCTGAAGACGCAACCGAGGAGCAGGTGACTGAAGCCATCGAACAGGCTGTCGAGGAGACAGACGTGGAGACGCGCACCGAGCAGGTTGATACCATCTCAACCTTCACCATGAAGGTTGACGGAGCATCCAACGTCTCATGGAGGCTCGATGCCAATGGCGGACAGCACACCACCAACAGCCGAGCGGAGATTCTCTCGGCCATTGCAACCATGCAGAACCTGATTGGTGCGGCTGACTCTAACCACCAACTCTAACCCGTGTCTTCAAGGACACACCTAAAACTCAACACCATGGACACTATCCAATACACCACCACAGGCGACTACAACCGCAACCGCGTTGTCCGCTACCACGGCTCTCCATCTCCCAAGCACCTTGGCATGGGAGCCAAGAAGGGAGACATCGCAACGCTGAAGTCTGCGCAGAAGCGCAACGTCATCGAGTTCGAGAACGGCAACGTGAACAGCAGGTTCACCATTGGCTTCGAGGTTGAGAAGTCTCGCTTCAGCCGTGGCGCAGTCACCGAGTACGCTCTGTTCGCAGGGTTCGAGCGTGACGGCTCATGTGGCTACGAAGCCATCACCCACATCTTGCCCCTGCTCCCCAAGGGCGAATGGCGCAACAAGGTCTTCAACATGATGTACGAGGCAAAGCGCATCATCGAGGACAGCCACAGCCCAAGCGACCACCGCTGTGGTGGGCACATCACCTTGGCTGTGGACGGCATGGAAGGTGAGGAGTTGATGAACCGCTTGAAGAAGTTCAGCGGGGTCATGCTCTCCCTGTTCCGTCGTCGGTTGGGCAACGGCTACTGCCGAAGCAACCCATTCATGGACGTGGAGACCAACGCAGGACGCTACCAAGTCTGCCTCCGCAAGGGCGACCGAGTTGAGTTCCGCTTGCCATCGCGCATCACAGGTGTGAAGCAGATGATGCGTCGCTACGAGTTGTGTTACATGATGCTCGACTTCGCTGTCAACCGCCCGAACGCATCGTTCAAGACGTTCCTCAAGGCCGTCACGCCCATCGTGAGTTCCATGTACGGCCACGACGAGGTGAAGGTCACCGAGATTCTGACGCTGTCGGAAGCCTTCAACAAGATGCTCCGCACAGGGCAAATCAACCGCGAGACCATCGCGTGGATTGACCCACACCGCAACATGACCGACAGGTGGGACAGAGACCTGACCCGCCACGGGTGGTGAGGCGAACGGGAGTCGTGTCCTCAAGGACACGCTCCCTCCGTCCATCGGTGTGTACCGATGCTGATGAGACCGAAAGGTCGAAACGGAAACTCACACAAATGGGTGGCGCACCTACCGCCAACAACATCATGTCAAATCCACAGAACACGCTGAAGTCCCCGTTACAGGTTGCATGGGAAGCAATGCACTCCACGAAGGCCAAGCTGTTGGAGGATACAAAGCAACGCATCCTTGACATCCGTGCAGAGATTCGTCTGCTTGAGCAGGAAGAATGCCAACTCGAAAACATCCTCAACCAAACGCCATGAGTCAGTCACGCATCCACGCCACCATCAAGTTCCAAACGGGACTTGGTAGTGTGCGCCATGTCACGAAATTGTGGAGCGGGCAGAGCCACATCGACAACTACGTTGCATACATGGAGCGCAACCAAGGTTGGACGTTCGATGAAATTTTCATCACCCCAAAATAAATTTGGAAGTGTACAATTCTTGTCTTATCTTTGTCTAAATCAAACACAATGAAAGCACATCATTTTTTAGACCTGACCATCGGTCAGCAGTTCCTCCCCACCATCTTCAACGGGGACACGTCTCACCTCTCTGCCTCCGAGGAGAGCATCATTGAACAGGAACACCACGACTACTACGTCGCGGCACAGGAGGAGTACGGAGACAACCTCGTCAGCATCGAGTATGAATGTACGTCAAGCGAACGCTACATCTGCGTGTGCGAGTTCACTCGCCTCATGTCTGAATGTGTCGAGGTCAAGGTCATCGCAATGCTCAAGTAATTAACCCTGTGTCCTCAAGGACACACAAACTCAACTCAAATGAAAAAGTTTAAGTACATCGCAACGTCCATGTTCATGGCGTGTTGCACCCTCTGCATGGGCATCGCGCTCGTGTGGTCAGTCATTGCCAACTGCAATGCATACCAAGGTCACAGCATCATCGCGGCCATCATCGTCTCCCTGATGGGAGGAAGCATCACCATCGTTTCACTTGGCCTGTTGTTGGGCTACATCAAAGAAGAGAAGTCATGAAAGAACAAATCAAAGGGTTGATTGAGTACGCCAAAAAACCAAAGCACTCAGAAGAAGGAGAGAACTATATCTCTGACGGAGAGATGTTGGACATCGTTTTAGAACAATTAGAAAAACTAATAAAGTAGAACCAATCATGAGCAACGACAAGAAGTACATCGAACTCTACGACCTGATGGTCGAGTACGGAGTATGCAACGAGGAGGAGATTGCCCTCGTGTGTAGCATCAACGGAACAAACCTCTACTCATTGGAATGCATCCTGTTCTCCCGCACAGGGTGGCGCAGTCTCGACCAATGGAAGGAAATGGAACTCAACTCTAATTCATAAGTCATGCCTAATATGTCATACTGCCGTTTCGAAAACACGGCCCGCGACCTTGACGATTGTGTCGAAGCAATCGCCAACGGAGAGACCACCGACCTGAGTCAATACGAAGTTCAGGGTCTCGCCAACCTGATACGATACTGCGAACGCATCGTAGACGACAAGCTCTACCTCGAAGATGTAATCGAGCAAGCAAAAAAAGATTTGGAAGAGTAGAACTTTTGTTTTATCTTTGTCCAATACTTGTCTAACCGAGGGGGTGTGTCTTCAAGGACACGCCCCTTCTAATCTCAACTCAAATGTGTGTAATCATCATCAAGCAGAAGCAGAACAAGATTGCTATGCAGACGTTGGAGAACGCCTCCATCGTCAACCCTCACGGCCTCGGTGTGACGTGGCTCGACACCTTCAAGACGGACTACTTCAAGTCAAGCGAGTACGCTATCCTCGACACCGAGCGTCCGTTCATTGCTCACTTCAGGTACGCCACCATCGGCAAGGTCTGCAAGGAGAACACCCACCCGTTCGTATGTGGCAAGAACGCCGACGAACTGTTCATGATGAACGGCACGGTCAACGGATACGGCAACAAGGACATGACCGATACGCAGGACATCGCCAACAAACTCGGTGATATGCCACGCAAGTCATGGAAGAAGTTCCTGTCCAAGTTCAAGGCCGTTCGCTTCGTGTCCATCAACACCAAGCACAAGTCGTTTCAGATTTACAATCGCGACCTGTTCACGTACAAGGATGGTGTGTGGTACAGCAAGACCAATATCTTTCGCGACAACGTGGTCGCTGTGTACGGCACGTTGAAGCGCGGGCATGGGAACTACGCGAGACACTTGCAGGGTCAGTCCATCTACATGGGTAGCGCAGTCACAGCAGAGAAATACCCGCTCATCATCGACGGCCTCCCGTTCCTATCCCCCAAACAGGGTATCGGGCATCACGTTGAGGTGGATGTGTTCCGCGTTGACGACGAGACCTTCGCTGACCTCGACGGGCTTGAGGGCCACCCACGTTGGTACGTCCGAGAGCAAGTGCCTGTCGTGTTGGACAAGGGCCGTAGGATTGTCACGGCATGGGTGTACTTCAACGACGTCAACATCGAGGGCAAGGAGCATCACAAGTCATACGAACGTGTGTTGCCGCAACGTGCGGAGCCGTTCCAACAGACCATCGAGTTCGAGCGCGAGTACGAAGTCACCGACTGCTTCGAGTTGGCTGACTGCGATTTCCCCGACGACGGCCATGTCTGCCCAACGTGCTTCGCTGACGTGGAGTACGACGGGTTCAACAACTACCATTGCGGCGAGTGCGATACATGGTACGCAGAGAAAGACCTAATCGACATCAGCGACACCATCGAGGATGTATTCAAATTCAACGACCATGAGTAATCCAAACGACGACTATGTAATTCCCACCTTCACGGGTGAGGTATGGGTCAGTGTGCGAGTGACGTACACCGACCATGGGTGTGCCGACCAAAGCACACTTGAGCAGGAAGCAGTAGCTGACGTGCAGAAAGCCATCGAGAATCTCGGTGGCGTGTACGCTGAGTTGGAGGACTCCGACCTCACCATCACCAATGAGGAGGAGGACTTCATGTCACGGGCTGACCGCCTGTACGAGGAAGCGAACGACAAGTAAGTGGTAAACAAGTAAAGGATGTAGACCACAGGTGTGCTTGGAAGGAGGGGTCGGTTATCTACGGAGCCGTTATCCTCGGGGGTTCGATTCCCCCCACACCGCTAACCCGTGTCCTTGAGGACACACAAAACTCAATTCAAATGAGCGACGTTACAAACACAATAGCACGGATGGTTGAAAGATTGGACGAGCAGTCCGACACCATCTTCCGCTTGCGCAAAGAGATGGCACAGGCAGAGAAGTTCAAGGTTACCCTCATGCATGGTGGCGAACGACCTGACGAGGTCAGACACACGCGATGTATTCAGACCGCCCGCCTATGGCGGGACGAAGCAGAGCATTCTACTATTGAGATTCATAACCAAATAGTAGAGTGATGAAAGGACTCCTCCTACTGTTGAATGAAAAGAGAGCCGAAGCAAAAGACCTCATGGCGAAGACCGATACACGGACTCGCCATGAAGGTCTCGGCATGATGGAGGTTGTAACTGAACTCAAGGCGTGGTTGTCGCGGCAGAAGAGAGCAGAGAGATTCCTTACGCAAGAGAACACCATCGTCAAGGATGGGTACGTCTACGTCAGGGTGAATGAGATTCCCTTTGACGAACTGAAATAGTGTCGAATATATTTGGATGCGTATAATTCTTGTATTATATTTGACTAATTAAAATCTAATTCTATGGCACAGCTAATCAAGACAGACGGAAGCATAGTCAATGACGTGGCCGTCGAGACGTTGCAACAGCAACAGCAGTTGGTAGACGGATACGTTCAGTACGTCTACAAGGAAGACAGGGTGTTCATCGTAAACGAGGAAGGAATCCTGCGTAGCATGGACTTCAACGCCAAGGCATCAGAGATGAGCGGGCGACCGCTCGTTGGTGATGTGGTGTTTGCATATAAATCCGAGTTGAAATGATTGACACAAGCCTCCTCTACCTCAAGATGCATCAGCCACACAATCGTGCGCTTATACAACGCTTGCAACAGCTTATGGGTAACGACGCACCCACCTTCAAGGACTTCCAAGAGACAGGACTTATGATGTCGCGGCAGGACTTTGAGAAGTCAGCCAACCCTACAGGTGACGCGACCCTTGACCTGCGTAGTAACTGCACCGACGTAGTGTGGTATGCAATGACAGGACAAATCATTGAAGGTCTTGACTCAGGCTTCTTTGTTGGAGAAGCCAACGGATACAGCAAGCGAAGTAAAACCCTCGACGTAGTCGAACAATTCATATTTGAAAATGGCAGATAAGAAGCCCACCAATCGAGACCGTGTGTCCTCAAGGACACAGCACAGTTCTACCGTTGTACTACACGAAATCTTTCAGGATATCGCAGACGTATACAGCGGAAAGTTTAACCTACCACAACCAAAACCCGATGAAGGAACAAATCTTTGATACCTATGCAGAAAAGATTGCAGAGTTATTCAACCTCAAGGTTGAAGACCTGTTCGTCAAGTCCAAGAAGCGCGACGTTGTAGACGCTCGGCAGTTGTTGTACTACGCCTGTTCCAAAAGGCCCATGCGTGTGGTGTACATACAAGAGTTCATGAAGCGCAACGGGTACGACATCGGACACACGTCCATCTTGCACGGAATTAGCGTCGCTTCAGAGAGAGCCAAGTCCGACAGGGACTACAAAAAGGTTATCAAAAGCCTCGACAAATGATACGCGGCGAACAGTTTACTGAAGGTCAAATCCATCTTGTCAAAGAGATGCTTGAGCAAGAGTACAACAACGGAGTTAGATGGGGCGTAGCCCTCACAGTAGGCATGGGGATTGCCCTGACCTTTCTTCTTGCGCTGTACTCACGATACGGACACCATCTGCTATGACCTACACATCAGACCAAGTGTTTGAACAGGCACTTGACGATAAGTATGCGAGTAACATTGACGGCAAGGGATACGAAGGACGTATCTCTTACGGCACAAAAATTACTCGTGACAACGCAACGGGTGAGGTTGAGTTCTTCAACACCACGCAGGGCGGAAGCCACTATGTGAAACTATCTCCTGCGGAGGAGCATATTTTTTACAGCAAGGGTTGGAAGTACGGCATCTATGTCGTATATTTGTCTAACAATCGTATAAAACTTGAGTCAATCGAGAGGTCAATCAGGAAGGAGGTGAACAGCACCAACAACCACGCGACTCTCAAATCCCTTCAAGGCAAACGTGACCGAGTCCTTACACGATACAACAAAGTGAATCTTTTACTCAAATCAATTCAATAACAATGGCACAGAAAAAATCTGTATTCGAAACGTTGAGCGCAATCAACGTCAATGACAAGGTTGAAAAGAAAAGCAACCTTAAATACCTCTCATGGGCTTGGGCTTGGGCCGAAGTCAAGAAGCAATATCCTGATGCATCCTATGAGGTGTTGCGCGACCCGCAAACTGACAAGCCTTGGTTCTTCGACCCCGCACTTGGCTACATGACCATGACCAACGTAACCATCGACGGTGAGACGCTTGAGATGTGGTTGCCTGTGATGGACGGAGCGAACAACGCCATGATGGATGCACCGTATACATTCTCTACTCGATACGGAGAGAAGCAGGTCAACAAGGCAACGATGTTCGACATCAACAAGACCATCATGCGTTGCCTGACCAAGAACCTTGCAATGTTTGGACTCGGCCACTACATCTATGCAGGTGAAGACCTTCCTGAGTCCAAGCCTGAACCCGTGTCCTTAAAGACACTCAAGGTGAACGATGAGAACTACAAGAAGATTGTAGCTTTTATCAAGGAGAACAAGGACAAGACCATCGAAGACATCCTGTCTATGGCAGAGCGCAAGTACAAGGTGACTGCGTCAGTCAAGAAGGGATTGACCGCTGAAATGGAAAAGGCATGAGCGAAGCTATTGAAAAGCTACGCGACGACGAGCATTACTATGGGGAGTTTGGACAGCAGTACCTGTCCAACTCCGACATAGGTGCACTGTTGAAGAACCCACGGGACTTCAAGAAGAAGCAACCCGACAACCCTGCGTTCGCAAAGGGTAGGTACTTCCATCAGCTTATCCTCGAACCTGAGAAGGCAAAGGTGTGGGACTTCGTACCTGTAGGGTCGCGAAGCACCAAGGCATACAAGGACTACTGCTTGGAGAACGAACTCCCGTTCGCCCTGCTTGAGAAAGAGCGCGACGAGATTCAAGATTGTGTCAGAAATATGCTCGGCAACATGGACTTGTTCGACGACATCCGTCACGACGAATGCGAGTACGAAGTCCCTGCCGTCATGGAGATAGCAGGTGAGATGTGGAAGGGTAAGGCAGACATCATCCACCCTGAGATGGTCATCGACCTGAAGACCACATCAAACATTGCTGACTTTCGTTGGAGCGCAAAGAAGTATAACTACGACAGCCAAGCGTACATCTACTCGAACATGTTTGGCCGACCTCTCGTGTTCTATGTAGTTGAGAAGGGAACAGGAACCATCGGTGTGTTCGAGACCTCATCAACCTTCATCGAAGGAGGCGAGGCTAAGGTTCGCAAAGCCGTCGAGCAGTACCGTAAGTTCTTCGGGGACAACCCAAGTGAAAGTCTCGACGCATATTTTATTCACGAAATCCTTTGAAACTGTAGAAAGTTTCGTATATTTGTTTAATCAATACTCAAATCATGTCTAATAAAAAAGAAGCTATCTACCCTGACGGTCTCATCCTCAAGAAGAAAGACACCGACCCTGATTGGGTCATCGGAAAACTCTCCTTTAAGGTGGAGGAGTTCATCAAGTTCCTGACCAAGTACGAAAAGAAAGGTTGGGTCAACGTAGAAATGAAAATCGGTAAGGAATCAGGCAAGCCCTACACCGAGTTGGATACATGGGAGCCTCAGCCACAAGGCGACACCCCAAAGAAAACTGTGGCGAAAAGCAAACCGCAGGAAGTAGAGTCCCCTGCAGAAGATTTGCCTTTCTAACCATTTGTGTTGAGTAGGAAGGGGAGGCTTCGGTCTCCCCTTTTTTTGCCCCAAAAAATGCCGATATAGTTTCGTCATTAACTACTACTACTCTCCAATCTACTTTTATTTTCTCTTGTACTCGGAGAAAAAAATCGACATTATCGACATCTCATTGATAGTGAATACTTTAATCAGCACAAATTCAGCACAGCTATGGCATCAACCGTCACACTCTTTAGGAATATCGTAGAGACTGCCACTCCCTTCCATCGCCCCGTCGATGTAGTCCTACAAAGAATCAAGGAGGGAGCAACCAAAGACCTTGTCAAACGAATCAGGGCAGAGCGCAATAAGACAGAGCGCAATGAACTTAAGAAGGGTCTACCCGCTATCTGCTTCAGCGGAACATTCAACAAGCGAAACGACAAGTCACTCGTCGAACACAGCGGACTTATCTGCTTGGACTTCGATGGGTATGATAAGAAGAAGGAACTCATCAGCCATAAGGAGAACCTCACCAAAGACCCATACGTATATGCCGCGTTCGTCAGTCCGTCAGGCAATGGCTTGAAGGTTTTGGTTCGCGTACCTGCTGACCCTGACAACCACGTCAACTACTTCAACGCACTTCAGAAGCACTTCGACAGCCCGCACTTCGATAAGACGTGCAAGAACTTGAGCCGTGTATGCTACGAGTCATTCGACCCTGTGCTGTACGTCAACAAGAATGCATCGCTGTGGGATAAGATTGACGAGCCTGAGTATCGCGAACTAGTATCGCGTCGTGACCCACCAACCATTCCTATCACCGACGAGAACAAGGTGGTGGATATCCTTATCAAGTGGTGGACGAAGAAGTATCCGATGGTCGAGGGACAGCGTAATCAGAACACGTTCGTTCTTGCTATGGCCCTTAACGACTACGGCATCAACAAGAGCCTTGCGTCCTACGTACTGAACAACTACGCTACGCAGGACTTTCCTGAAAGTGAGATTCAGCGAACGATTGATTCGGCATACGAACACACGCAGAACTTCGGCACGAAGTATTACGAGGACGAGGACAGGGTGAACACCATCCGCACAAAGATGAAACGCGGTGTGTCAAAAAAAGAAATACGCTATCAACTCGAAGAGTCTGCACTTGATAGCGAGACCATCGAGGCTGTCCTCAACAGGGTCGAGGAGGAGAACTCAATGCAGACGTTTTGGGAGAAGAACGAGAAGGGTACAATCAAAATCGTACACATCCTGTTCAAGCAGTTCTTGGAGGACAACGGCTTCTACAAGTATTGCCCCGAAGGTGGGCGAAACTACATCTTCGTTAAGGTCACCAATAATCTTATTGACCACACGTCGGAGAAAGAAATCAAGGACTTCATCCTGAGCCACCTCATTGAACTCGACGACATCAGCGTGTACAACTACTTCGCTGACAATGTCAGGTTCTTCCGCGAGGAGTTCCTGTCTCTGCTTTCCACCATTGACATCTACTTCATTGAGGATACCAAGGACACATCATACCTGTACTACAGAAACTGTGCTGTTAAAATCACCAAGGATGCAGTAGAGACCATTGACTATCTCGACCTCGGTGGATACGTTTGGAAAGACCACGTCATTGACCGCAAGTTCATGGAATGTGAATACCAAGGGTGCGTCTACGGTCAGTTCATCTCCCGCATCTGCGGCGACAACGATATGCGTATCGCCACGATGGAGTCCACGATTGGATTCCTAATGCATGGATACAAGAACCTGTCGTACTGCCCCGCTGTCATTCTCAACGACGAGGTCATTAGCGACAACCCTGAAGGCGGAACAGGCAAGGGCTTGTTTATGAACGCGCTCAGTCAGATGAAGAAACTCGTAGTTATCGACGGCAAGGCGTTTGCATTCGAGAAGTCCTTCCCATATCAGACCGTAAGTGCAGACACGCAGGTGCTGTGCTTCGATGATGTGAAGAAGAACTTTGACTTCGAGAGGCTCTTCAGCGTGGTGACCGAGGGTCTGACGTTGGAGAAGAAGAACAAGGATGCCATCAAGATTCCGTTCAGCAAGTCACCGAAGATTGCCATCACCACCAACTACGCCATCAAGGGTACGGGTAACTCGTTCGCCCGACGCAAGTGGGAGGTGGAACTGCATCAGCACTACAACAAGAACCGCACTCCTCTCGATGAGTTTGGCAAGCACTTCTTTGCCGATTGGAACGACGAGGATTGGTGCTTGTTCGACAACTACATGGTCGCTTGCTTGCAGGGATACCTCAAGACAGGGTTGGTCAAGTCCACGTTCGTCAACCTGCAGGTGCGTCAGCTTTCAGCAGAAACAAGCCACGACTTCATCGAATGGTGCGGACTAATTGACGGCACACCCAAGAACACACATCTTGAGATAGGTGTGAAGTTGATGAAGCAAGACCTATACTTTGAGTTCATACAGGAGTATCCTGACTATGCTCCCAAAGCCAAAATGACTATAAGCCGTACTCGATTTTACAAGTGGCTTACAGCTTATGCCGTATTCACAACGGGCGTGTCTCCTGAAGAGGGGCGTGACCCATCAGGTCGTTGGCTCAGAATACGAAACAAGCATGAAGTAGAAGTTCAAACCCGTTTAATTTAATCATCATGAAAAAAAATCTAATGAAAGAGGAGCGCAACACCGCAGTGCGCAGGCTTAAGGCGCGAGGTGTATCTATTCGCGACATCGCTTCCCGCCTCGGCCTTACATACGGAACAGTATGGAACATCGTAAACAACTATCCACAGTCTAAAAAGAAGGACATGAAGACCCTTGAAAACAAAGGAGAGAAGCACTACAAGAAAGGAGGTGTTGAACCCGTGGAATATATCCTGAAGAACAATATGGGGTATCTCGAAGGCAACGTAATCAAATACGTAACTCGTCACAAGGAGAAAGGCGGAGCAAGTGACATCAAGAAGGCCATTCACTACTTGGAAATAATTTTAGAATCACACTACAATGAAGGCTGACACCTTCATGTGGGGTGACAAGGAGGTGTTCTCACGCAAGCCTTACTACAGCGATAAGGATATGTTGCGTAGCGTTGAACGTCTAGACCGAGTCATCAATGCAAAGGTTCAGCGTACCGTAGGACGTGGCCGAGCCGCGACCAAGGTGAAGGTTAATAAGTACCGCAACGTTGACCCACTTGTCCGAGAGCGCATATCTAATAGCCTTGAATACTATGCAGAGCAGATGAAGAAATCATCAGAGATAGAGTTCCGAGACTATCAGGAAGCTATAATTGAAAAGGGAGTCCGTGTCCTTGAGGACACGGGCTTCCTATACTTAGCTATGGAGGTACGTACAGGTAAGACGCTGACAAGTCTCGGTATCTGCGACAAGATGAAAGTGGACAACGTCTTGTTCATAACGAAGAAGAAAGCCATCTCTTCTATCACTGCAGACAGCAACAAGCTATGCCCATCATACTCCCTGTTCGTTATCAACTACGAGTCGATGCATAAACTTCCTGACGTGAAGTGGGACATCGTTATCCTTGACGAGGCACACAGCATCGGAGCGTTCCCCAAGCCAAGCAAGAGGGCCAAGGATGTGAGGGATATAGTGAAGCGTTATAGCCCAAAGGTTATCCTGCTGTCGGGGACACCGACACCTGAGTCCTACTGTCAGATGTATCATCAGGTGTACGGCATTCCCAACAATCCGTTTGCTGAGTTCAAAAACTTCTACCGATTCTGCGACAAGTATGCGCGGGTCACTCAGAAGAAGATAAACGGGCTGATGATTAACGACTACTCCAAGGGATTAGATACCATCCTCGAAGCTATGAGACCGTTCACCATCAACTTCTCACAAAAGGAGGCGGGGTTCAAGGTCGATACACGAGAGCACGTACTGCAAGTGGAGATGTCAGACATGACATACAGCCTTGCCACTAGGCTCAAGAAGGACTTGGTGGTGGAGGGTAAGGACGAGGTCATCTTGGCCGACACACCCGTCAAGCTCATGATGAAGCTCCATCAGCTATACTCAGGAACTATCAAGTTCGAGTCGGGTAAGGCTACGGTGCTTGACTTGAGCAAGGCTACCTTCATCAAGGAGAAGTTCGAGGGCAAGAAGATTGGTATCTTCTACAAGTTCAAGGCAGAACTTGAGGCACTCAAGCGTGTCTTCAAGGACACGCTCGTTACCGACCTCGATAAGTTCACAGGCACGGACAAGAACATAGCCCTTCAGATTGTAAGTGGGCGTGAGGGTATATCCTTACGAGAGGCTGATGCCTTGGTGTACTACAACATAGACTTCTCTGCGACAAGCTATTGGCAGTCACGAGATAGGATGACTACGAAGGAGAGGCTTGAGTCCGATGTGTATTGGGTGTTCTCTCGTGGTGGCATTGAGAAGGACATCTACAAGGCCGTCACCAAGAAGCGGGACTTCACCGTAAACCACTTCAAGAAATTGAACAGGGAATGAACGCTAATGCGTTTCGTATCTTTGATAGGTGACGGAACAGCAGATACAATCGAAAAGAATAAAGCAACTCGAAGCAGAGGGGTACTACGTTATCAAGTTAATCAAGACGAATAAGAACGGTATACCTGACATTGTCGCTATTCCGCCTGATTCTAATGTAATCTTTTCAGAGGTTAAAACGCCTAAAGGGAAGCTGTCAAGGCTTCAGGAGTACAGGCTAAAAGAATTAGAACGATATGGCACTACCGAAGTTTACAGGGGTCTTTGACAATGGTCATTTCGAGATAGAAGAATGGTTCGTTGAACAGCTTGCAGAGTTTACCATCAAGCGTAGAAAGCAATTGTTGCAGGACATACTCCCTGCGCTTGAGTACCTACCAATCGCTGAGGGTTGGAGTCAAATCACAGGAGGAGTCATTCGTGGGGAAGACCCTGTCTTTTATTCGATTGAGTACCTCAATCAGCAGGACGAACTTCCCTTGCTTTTAGACATCGTGGCTATATCGTGCGACGATTATCTCGACTTTATTTTAGACAACAATACAATCGAATATCATGCACAGCGAAACCAAAACGGAGTTTGATGTCCTGCGCAATGCAGTTCAGGGGGTATGTGACCTCGACATCTGCGACCCACGGAGAGACCGTGAGTATGTAAACGCACGCATAATTTTCTCCTACATCCTATGGGAAAGAGGTTTTGGCAAGTCAGAAATAGGTAGGTACTTGGGCAAAAACCACGCAACAATCTGTCATTATTGCAAGAACTTCAGAGCATACACCAAGCAGGATGCCCTTCTAAAAAGAATGTATGAACAGTCCAAGGCCGTATACATGGACACCTTCGACCCTGTCTACACAATGGAGAGGTCAGAACTAAAAAATGAAGTTTTTTCTTTGAGAAAAAAGGTTTGTAATTTATATTCCCAAATTGAAAAGTTTCGCCTTGAGCGCGAAGCGGAGACTTCAGAAGCTACTCGTTTACAGGGAATTGTAAAGTTGATTAGTCAGCGAACTCCTATGGGGGCTGAAGAAGACGTCGAGCGCAAGCTGAACACTTGGTTTAATGGACTATAATAACAACGACATCGACAAGATTGTTCAGTTCAAGACATGGACTGATAAAAAGAAGATTGATGAGCTGTTACGTATCGACGCTGCAATGTATTGCGCTCTTGGAACTGACTCTACTACAGCAGAAAGAAGAGGAGTAAAGAGGAAATCGCAAGAGATATACAGAGCTATTAGGAAAGTTCACAAACCAACAGGCGACTTATTCCTCATGGATGTAGACAGAATATGACCCATCCCACTGCAGTTGAACGAGAAAGATTAAACCACATCAATACGTTGATGTCTTCTCTACACGACTGCAACAACAGGGTGTATGAAGGGTTGGTAGACAGGGAGTTTGATTCTGTCAAAGCTGCGATTGATGAACAGATGGAGCGGCTTGCTGAAATAAGAAACTCTGTAGACGATGAAATCTGAAAGCAGACCAAGGCTTACCGGAAACAAGAAGATAGCTTACGAAAACCTAATGAAGAAGGAGCGGAGGATACTCGTCGTTGGCGACATCCACGCTCCTTTTTGTCTTGATGGATACCTTGAGTTCTGCAAGGAAGTGTACGCCAAGTACAACCTGAACCAAGTAGTCTTCATTGGGGACATCTTGGACAACCACTACGCAAGCTACCACGAGACCGACCCCAACGGCATGTCGGGTGGGACTGAACTTGACTATGCCATCGCACAGGTAACGAAGTGGGCTGATGCGTTTCCGATTGCAGATGTAATCATCGGAAACCATGACCGCATCATCATGCGCAAAGCGTTCTCTTCTTCCGTTCCGATGGAATGGATTCGCTCCTACAACGAAGTTCTTGGCACGGATTGGGATTGGTCAGAGCGCGTGGTGTATGACAACGTGCAGTACGTACATGGCGAAGGTGGAACGGCACGAACCAAAGCCAAGAACGACATGATGAGCACGGTCTCGGGGCACATCCACACACAGGCATACTGCGAATGGCTTGTTGGCCGTAACTTTCGGGTCTTCGGCATGCAGGTAGGATGCGGCATTGACGCTGACAGCTACGGTGCTGCTTACGCCCGTCACTTCAAACGACAAGCCATAGGCTGTGGCGTTGTGCTTGGTGGGCACACTGCGTTTAACTGCCTAATGGAGCTATGAGATTCGAAGATGAGAACCACTTAGAAAGAGAGAAGAGAGCCATAGAAAAATTCTGTTCTCTCTTTGACTTAACCTTCAAGAAGCTCGGAGCCAACGACATTGACTTTCAGGTTTTCAAGGGCGAAGAACTAAAAGGATTTGTTGAGGTCAAGGGTAGACACCGCCTCATTGAGGATGCATACCCACTACCTGTTGCCATTAGGAAGCTCAATAAGTTGCAAGGGGAGCTTGCTCCTCGACCAACACCTATGATTGTGTGGGCCTGTCATGACGGCATCATCTATGGCAAGATTCGAAAGATGGAGGGCGTTGTCAGGTTTGACGGGCGAAAGCCAAGAGAGGGTGCAAGCAATGACGAAGAGTTAATGGCCTATTTTAATCCACAAGAACATCTACACCATGAGAGATATTGACCCCCGCGACATCTTCAACCTGATTGCTGTCATTGTACTGAACACCATCCTGATGTATGGACTGTTTAGATTGCTGTGTCCTTGAGGACACGGTTACTTCTTCCTTTTCCTTCTCTTTTTCTTATTGAGCTTTGATGGCTTGAAGCCATCGGTGGCGTAGTACAGTCTGACCTGAGCATCGTTAAACACCCGTCCGCTTGGGCTGACGTTTTTGTTGTCTCCTACTTTCTTGAATGGCATGGCTTTCGTTAGAGTTGTTTAGATTCTAGACCTGAGCCTTCGAGACCTCCATCGAGAGGGACTGCATCGAGACCCTGCTCAAGGAGCTTTTGTCTTCTACGGTCTTCTCTCTCTTCCTTTCTTTTTTCTCTGTCGTACTCCTTGTTCAGCTCATCAAGAGTCCTGTACTTCTTTTCGTCTTTCTTTGGCCCCTCGATTTGATAGTCAGAGAAGTTGAAGAGACGCAGGATAAGCTCTCCTGTGTCGTCAGTCTCACCGCTGATGATAGCCTCATAGTTGTCGTGCAACTTAGCTAAGGTCGGTGCGGGGATACCTGATATAGAGACAAGCTCCACGTACGCTTTCTTGTAAGCCTCTGCTTGCTTTTGAGGGTCTTTAATCTTGTCCGCTCTCTTGAATTTTTGAATGATACTATATGCCATGTTAATCGCACCAAGGGACTTAGCGTTTTCACCTGCCCAAGGCTTGCCTGTGAAGTAATCACCCAACCCATTGATTATCTCACCCACGATGAACAATCCGTTCAGGTTTCCAATAACTGCAGCGCGAATCAAATCATCCTCGTCGTCGTCTCTCCACCCTCGCAACAATCCGGGCAATCCCATTGACACGTATTGGAAAAAAACAGGCATAAACACATGGTACATCATGAGAGTTCTGATGTTCTCTTTGATACTCCCTTTGCCCGCGTCCTTGTCGAACGCCTTCAGCTTCCTGCTGAGGGCACGCACCGCCTGAATCTCTTTACGGAGATACTGCTTGGGAGTAGTTAGGAACATGTTGGCTGCTCTGACAAGAGGGTTGGATGTTTGAAATGTATCCTTATCCTGAAGGTCTGCAGACTGCTGCGTTCTTTTTGTATCTCTCTCAAACTTTCTGACTGCAATCTCAATCGCCTCTTGCTCAGTCTTGCCCTGCTTCAACGCTTGGTCTTTGTAAAACATGTAGTTAGGAGTACCCCCAAGGAAGATTGCCGAGCGGTCACCAAACTTCACCATGTACATAGATACGTTTATCAAGAAGTCCACCGTAGGTCTAGGCACAAATTTCTGCATTGCATTCTCGCTGTAGCTCTCGATAGCCTTCATGATGCCATCGTACTTCCTGTCCTGCAGGTAAACAGAGTTTTCTCTAATCTCTGTCCAAACTTTCTTAAGTTCAGGAATGCTCTTGGCCGAATACTTGAGCCAATTTCTAGCACCAATATCGTTGGCGTAGGTAAAGGTGGAGGTGAGCTGCTTTACCATGATGACAGGACTCAGACCAAGTCGGGATATGATGAACACATTATTAAAAGAGTTGATATACGATGCCATCAACTCCTTTCGTGTTCCCTTGTTTGCAACCTTCTCAATCATATCCTTAATCAGGTTCATGGTCTTCTCACCGTGCCTCTTGATAATAGCACCCTGAACGTACTTGTTAGTGAAGAGTTTGTTGATGTCGCGAATAGTCTCTGCATAAGCTGCGAAATACTCCATGTCATTGATGTATGACATCAGAGCATCTGTTCCATCCATCTCCTTAATGTTCTTAGCGTTCTCTACTCTCGCACGAGTAGAAGCGCCATTCACCGAGTTGTTAAAAGCATTGTTGGTTGACAACAAATCCAAGGGTTCGGGTGTGAGTTCCTCTCTGTATATGCGCCCCGCATAGTGCTCGTTCCACGGCATGTTGGTTCGGTACACACGCTTATACACTTCGTTGTAGTGCTCGTAAAGTTCAGGGAAGAACTCTGTAACCTGCCAATCCGCAAACTCCTTGACCTCTTTATCGAGCTTGGAGGTAATCTCCTCCATAATCTCTTCGTAGTTCGGGCCAAACATATTCTCAAACGCACCGTGGTTAGCGGGGTCTTTGAACTGATTATACAGGTAGTACATCTCATTCTGACTGTACATACGAGTCCCCTTTAACACCCTCTCCAATTCCTCTTTAGTTTCTTTTGAAGGGTTAGCGTTGTATGCGTCTTGTGCTCTTTGTATTTCCTGCGGTCTAAATGCAATCTCAGTCTTTTTTCTACGATTCTCTCGTGCTCTTCTTTGCCAATTCTTGCCGTACAATTCTTCGAGCTTGTTCTTCACAGCAAACTCAGTGTACATGCGTCTCGCCTTAAAGTTGCGTGACGCTTCGTCAACCTTACCCGTAACCAAGTCTTGAAGTGCTCCACCAAATAACTCACCGGGCATTATGCTGATTTTATCCATCAAGCCATCAAGAGCTTCGGCTGAAGTAAGAAACCCTTGGATGCCTTCACCAATTCTTCGAGCAAATGCCTTTACTCTATTCTCTACTTCTTTTTTAGATGCTTCATTACCACGCTGTCTTTCTTCCTCCTCAAGTTGCTCCTTGGCATTCTCGTCGGTCATGTCAATATCGTTGCCTGTAATCTCTTTGTAGGCAATCTCGAACTGTCTGTCGTACTCCTGCTTGGCCTCGAACAGTTCCGCCTGCAGTGCGCTACGACCAAAAGCCACCATGTCGGCAAGAGTTGCGTTCACAATATCTAATGCCGCCACCTTGTTCGCGTCAGTATCTTCCATGACCAAGGAGTTGTTCAGCTCGATAATCATCTGAAGAGTAACCATCTCCATCTGCTCCGCAACCGTAGCATCGGGCTTCTTGTCTAACTCATTCCATTGCCTCTGCAATGATTCGTTGGCTTCGTACACTTGCTCTGCTGTTGCATCTTCAGGGAGGATAGAATCTCTAATCTTTTCTATCTGCTCCCGTGTGGCGAGGTCAACCTTGACACCCTTGCGCCTTCCGCTCTGCAGTGTCTCATAGTCAGCGTTGAGAATCTTGCTGATGCTTCTCTTGAGACTCTGTACGTTCTTGCTGATAACGAACTCCTCAATCTCGCCCTGAAGGTTTTCAAGATTGTCTCTGTTGGCTACCTCAATCTTGCGCAGCAAAGACAACACTTCCTTCTTCGTGTAAAGCTCAGTAGGCAACGCTTGGCGGATGAAGTTTCTCATCGCACGTTTCACGGACTGAATGTCTCTCTGACCCTTCAGTCTTTCTCTTACGGTAAAGCGAGCACGACGAACCTTAGCCGCCATGTCTTGAGTGGGCCTGATGCCCACGTTCTTTTGCAACGCAGCAATCAGTTGAGCTTGCTGAGTGGAAAGTCCTTTGCGGACTTTGGTAACACCCTTCTCCACAAACGTATCGCCCTCCTGTTTGAACTCAGGCTGTGACTCCATGAACTCAATCATAGCTGTCATAATCTCTTGCTCAGTTAATGGCTTGACACGTCTGCTGTTCTTACGTCTTTCTACTGCTTCGAACTGAGTAATCTTTCCGTTGACCTCATCACGCTTTGCGTCACGCTTTGCTACGAGGTCACGCTTAAACTCAGCCACCTTGCTACGCATCTCAGTAGAAGACATGGGTGTCTTTCTGCGCTTGTTGTTGCGCTCAAGTTTCGCCTTGTACTTATCTACCTTCTCTTGAATCTGAGCATTGGTATCATAGGTGGAACGCAAATCCTGTGCAAACTCAACGACCATAGCCTTGATTTCAGCGTCGGTCTTGTACGTGCTGCGAGCGTTCCTTCTCTCCAACTTCTTGCGGAAGTCCTCGACCTTCTTGTACAAGGCTTCTCCTGCTTTGACACCACCCTGCATATTCTTAAATGCATCAGGCAGCTTCTCAAAAGCATCGCGAGATACCTCAAGCGCAGCATCAACCACCTCGGCCTTCATCTTGCGAACGCGAATCAGGTAGTCACGAATCGTAGCGTCACGGAAGTTTGCGTCTCGTGCCTCTCCGATGATTTCATTCATCGACTTCTGCTGACGACGGGCAGGGCTAAATTCAGTGCTTGCGGGGATAGCTCCCTTTGTCTTCAAGCCCATGCCTCGCGCCACACCTGAAGCAAGCTGTGGGGTGGCCTCAACAAGAAGGTCTTGGTTGTCTTTCTTGAAGATAATCTTAGCCGTAGTAGAGAGGTTTCTGTATCCTCTTTTACTTGCGGGAACGTAGTTGTCAGAATCCTTGTCGGTAAACTTTCTTTCGAATACACCAACACCTTTCTTCTTAGCGAGCTTCCTGACTCTTTTGTCGGCCTCTTCTTGCAACTCCTTTCCAATGCGTGTTTCCGGAACTGCAAACTCCTGAAGGTTTTCTTGGATGGGGTACAGCCCATCGAACAAGAAGTGCTCACCTGTGCTAGGTAGCTTTCCGTTAAACTGCGGATGGGTAAAGCCCTTGGTTTCCACCTCAACCATCAACGCAGCTACATCTTTGGACTTAGGCACGGTCATCTTAAATCCACCCACCAAGAAGCCACCGTTGTCTTCCTTGAGGTTATTCTCACCAATCAATCTCACATCACCGTACTCCATCAGGAAGTCCTGCAGGTTGAAGCCTGCGTCCTTCAGCATGGTCTTGTACATCGGTGTAGAGATAGTTGTTCGTGTTTCAGGAGATGAAATAATCATCGCCTTTAGCATCTCACGACGCACATCAAATGTGGTGTCTGCAATCCACTCTTGAGCAAACTCGTTCTCCGTAAACTTTGACGGGTCACGCAACAAGTCAATCAGCTTCTGCTCTGTTTGTTTTTTCTTGAGAGCATTTCGAATTGTCTTATTGGTTTGCAGGAGCTTAGAGACCTCATCAACCATCAGTTGATACGCAGCCCCATCAGCTTCCTGAAGCTGCTTCAGAGCGCGTCCTAGGTACTTACCACCGTAGTAGTTGCCAATGGTAGCTGACGGGTTTTGAACCATTACCATCACACCAATCACATCACCTGCGTTAAAGTTCTTGGCAATCTTAGCCATCGTCTTCTTTGCTACCTGAGTATCGAGCGAAGCGAATCCAATGTTGCCTGCAAGGTTTTCTTTGAATGCCGTGTATCCAAAGCCACCATCAACACGCTCGTTGTTGCTGTCGAACCCAACCTTGGTAGCATCAGAGGTGACGGCAAAAACTCTGCCTCCCACTGATTCCACAAACTCTTGCATAGATACCACAGGTATTTCCTCTACAAAGTCAACACCCTTGAACACATCCTTGTCCTGTCGGGGCTGAGGCTTGCTTGTAGTTTCAGTTGGCGTTACAACCTCACCCTCTGAGTATGGAATCTGTTCAAGCAGAGCGATGTCAGACTCTTCAATAATCTCACCCTTGCTTGTCTTGCGTGCAATGGTGTTGAGCAAGTCAACCACACTCTCGTCATTCTTTCCGAAGTCAGAACCAAGCTCGATACCAAAGCGACGTGCAATGTTCTTAAGGAACTCCACCACTGCATTCTTGGCGGGCTTGGCAAGGGTGCGGTACTCCGACGACAGGATACCAACCAACTCAGCCAACCTCTCTTCGTTTTGGAAGTTGGCATCGTAGTTGGCCGCGAAGTCATCAATACGCTTTGCCAATGCTGAATCGTCCTTCAACGTTTTACGCACCGACATAATCATAGTCTCGGCAGCCTTAGCTGCATTTGCATCAGTCTTCACCTTCTCGATGAATACTGCGTGGAAGATTTCGTGAGGTACGCTTGACGCAGTAGCTGACGACAAGTTGACGTGGATAATTGGACTTACAACTTCACCTTCGGAGTTCCGTTTTTCAGGGATGTACTCAGCCCTTCCATCACGTCCTGTGAAGCGCAAGAACTCCTCATTGCTTTCGTGAAGCACTATACGCACGTCAGGCAACACCTTTGAGATAGCTCGCGCTCCTAACTTAGCTGTCCTTACAACTCGGTCTCTAACTCTTCTTTGGTCAGGAGTAAAGGACACGTCGCCCTTTTTATTAAGGCTTAGGTTCTCACCAACCCTTTCGGTGGTCTCTGTTTCTTCTCCAAAGAACTCTTCAATATCACCCGCCTCTTCCTCTATAACATCTTCGGACACCTCTTCCTCCTGTGTCCTTGAGGACACGCCTTCTTCAGTAAACTCTGCAATGCCTTGCTCCTCGGCTTGTTGAGCCTGCTGTGCTGCAGCATTCTGCTCAATCATATCTTCAATCCTCGCATCAATAGCTGCGATACGAGCATCGTTTCTCTTTCTGAGTACGGGTCTAAGACCTTCGTTCTTTGACTCAAGTCTCTGCTGTTCGATAAGAAGCTGAACGACTTCTTTCTGCTGCGCCTCAGTAAAGTCAACAGGCATCTTGCCCTGCTCAATCTGAGGCAGAACGCCGAGCAGTTGGTTCAACTCAGCCTCAGCCTTCTTTGCTTGCTCCAATGTCATTTCCCCTGAAGCAACCTTTTGCTTCAGCTCGGTGAGATACATCTTTTTATAGTTGGAGTCTTTAGAGATTTCCTTGAACAGATTCCACTGCTCATCAGACATCTCTTGGAGCTTGTTGCCTTGCGCCATAGTCGCAGCTGCGGGAATAGTTCCCATCACAAAACCACCCACCATCTCTTGCGCACCTGCATACAATGCGTCTACGAAATACTCCTTGAAAGTATCAGGGGTCTCGAACATCTCCTTCTCTTTGACAGAGTTGTAAATGTCTTTGATGCCTGACTCTGCTATCTCCTGAGCGAAGCCTGTCTCAAACTCCGCAAGACCACCCGCAGTAATTTTAAGCAACCCACGAGCAATCAAGCTCTCTACGTCTTGCTTGATAAATTCACCGAAAGATTTTGCTGTAGTGCTTGACGTAGCCTTTCCGATAGCTCTTGCTACCAAGCCATTCAACAAACCTCTTTGGGAAATTAAACTTCTGAATCCTGCGACTTCGAGTGTTGCGACTGCGATTCCAATGGGGACTACTACTTTGCGCTTCTCGTCCTCGCTTACGTCGTCAAACTCAGCACTTTCTTCCATCTCCTCATACACCCCTTCTGACGACAGAGCATACATCTGCGCTGTACGTTGCGCCCATCCTATCGGGCCTGCTCCACCGAGCATCGCGGGAAGTGACTCAGCCAATCCTAAGATTGCTCCGCCCCAAAACCCTTCGGACTGCATTTTCTCGTACTGCTCCGTGGTGTTGTCAGATGTCATCAACTCACGGACACCCTTGTCGATAGCATCGACCATACCGAGTTCAGTATCGGTGTTGGCAGCTACCTGTGAGAATGGGTTTCTAAACCTATCACCCCCGTACAAAGTAGATTTTAGAAATTGGTCTTTGTCCTTGGCGAGGATTTTATCGTAGACATCAGGGTGATTTTGCTTGACGTACAAGGCACGACCCCTGTCCGTGTCAATGTCTGATGGAATCTGTACATCATACTGAGCAGCGTTAGCGGCCACCAAGTCATACTCTTCTTCTTCACCTACAGCAACATCATAGGTCAAACGACTAACACCTCTAGCCGTAGCTTTCGCAGTCTTGGATGCCGCGCCCAACATGAACTTGTTGAAGACAGTAGTCATGAACTCACCCTGCTTTCCCTCCATCATGTAATACTCTCCTGCCGCCTTGTCGAGCTGCGCACCACGCTCCTTAAATACTTTCTCCTTGCTGAGAAGCTGCTCGTATTGACTCATGTAGGCTTTCTGCTGCCGCAGTGCCTGCTCATATTGAGCCTTTACTTCAGGGTTGTCGTTCATGTATTCGCGGCTGTACCCTTCAAGCCTTTGTAGCTCAACAGCAAACTCCGCATAATCTTTGGTGAACTCAGATACATCAGACGCAAAGTTTTCGGTCTGCTCATTGAAGACCTCTACCGTCTTTAGTATCTCCTCTTCGTTGTTGGCTACGATTCGTTGGCCTGCAATAGAGTTCAGTGCCGTGTTGTCTGACTTGTTGTCTCTCAAGAAGGCTTCTAGCTTTTTAGCTTGACCCTCATCCCTCATCTCCAAGAAGGTGTCTAAGTCTATCTCCTCTTTTTTCCCGTCACGAGATGTGACAATCAATGCGTCGCCTACCCCTGTCTCTTCAAACGTAAAGCCATAGTCACCAAACAGGTAGTTTAGCTTGGGCACTGCGTACTCCTCCGTGCCGTCAATCAATTCTGCATTGACTTCTGTCAAGGCATTCTCAAACGGGTCAAACTCTGCAGCCTCGCGTTCTTGGTCAAACAAAGTTCCTTCGAACTCGTCACCCTGCAACTGAGCCAAGCGACGGAAGTCGCCCTGCAAAACTTGGTCACGAGTAATGGTATCTACCTCATTGCCTTCACCACCCAAAAACTGTATCACCCCAAGCTCTTTCGCTCGGAGCACAGCGGGGTCGTTAGGGTCGTTGATGTCCTGAACCTCAATCGTTTCAAACCCTCCGTCCTCTGTGGGAAAAAGAGTTGGGATAAGGTACTGACTGTCCGCCCCTGTAGCGACGAGCTGAGGGTCTACGCCTTCGGGATAAACAGATGCCAAAGCCTGCGAAGTTTCAATTGCCTTATTGGTAATTTGAAGCTCTTCAGGCTTGGTCTCAACGTCTGTCTTGACTTCAAAAGCAAGGTTGTTAATCTCTTGCAAGTCCGACAAACCATCGTCCGATGGTAAAGCCGTATCGTCTTTTTTTTTTACTAAGCTGTACTTAACGTCAAACTCATCACGAGACTTGGTGTAGAGGCCATCTCTTGATACCACTCCGAAGACCTTATCTCTGTACGCGGGGTCTTCGTACTGAACTTGAAACTCTTCAAACGATTTGGTGTAGTAACCGTCTCGTGACAGAGCGTCATATAGCTTTTGAAGTTCGTCCATATTAGTCTAGTTCTCCTGTTGTAGCTGTACCTGCACCTTCACCTCTCAAGTATGCTTCAGAAGTAGCTTTGGTAAGTTGTCCGTTGATGAAGGCTCTTAACGCTTGTGCTTGCTTGGCCGACTCAGCAGCCCCCTCGTTGGTATTGACGGTAATAGTCGCCCCTGTTTCAGGGTTTGTAATTGTAATGTCATTGCCAATTGTGGCGGTTGACACTGTAAATCCTAATGGAGCAACAATAGCTTCGATATCGGCCTGTACATCATTATTCGTTTGTTCAAAGAAGAACTCGTCCTTGACTGCGGTAGCTGTGCGTCGGGCGACCTCCACTACCGGGTCAACTTCAGGTGTTGGCCCTTCTCTTTGAGCTTCAAACGTGATGGTCTGACCTTGCTCATCCGTGAAGCCACCGAACTCAGCATCTTCAGGGAATCTTCCTGCTGCTCTTGTTGCTTCATCAATATCTGCAATACCGTGCAGCTCGACACCGACCCTAATCCAATCATCTTGCGTTGGATTTTCAGGGATAGCGATAGTCCTGTTCTTTGCAGGGTTGGTATAGACAAACTCCACCGCCCTGTCGTTTACTTTGATGTCAATCAAGCCGCTGTCAACAGCTTTCTGTGACGAAAGAAGAGCATCGAGTGATGCCTGCTTTTGTTCTCCTTCCTTGTAGTACAGCTCTGACCACACGCCCACCAAGTCCTGAGCGTCCTTTTGGCCTGCCGCTGCCTTTTCTTGCTGCGCTGTCGGACGAGTAAAGTCTGCTACAGGTGTAGCCTGACCAATCTCTCTGTCTAGCTTGTTGCGTAGGCTATCACGAATGGCTTGAGATACAGCCTTCTCTTGTTCTTCTGTATACTCAGCACGGAGTTGCCCCTGTGGGTCTTTTACCAAAAGGATTTCATTCTCAGCACGGCCCTCTTTATCAAACGTAAACGTATACTCCTCACCGTTCGGAGCAAAGCTCATGCTGTTGGTAAGGATAGATGAGGTGTTAGACCACACGCTCATAATGTCTTGTACGAATCGGTCTTCACCCGCTGTATATACGTTGAGTTCAGCTTCATACTTAATGGCATCAGCCTCGCTCATGCCCAATGACACAAGCTCGTTCTTGGTGAATCCCTTAAAGAATGGGTCAGATGTTTTGGTGATAAGACCCTTGGCAAGTTCGCTTCCGTAAGTTCTTGAGATGGTGTCCCATGTTCCTACACTGCCCGCAAATTCTGTGGTTGCTGCCTCAAGGTCGTACTTGTCGTATCGACGAGCAATCAGATTCTGCATAGAAGTGACGCTACGAATCTTGTTCGGGTCGTTGACAATCGCTCCGTTGTCATCTACATCAGCCACACTAAGCATGCCCGTCTCAGGGTTCACAACGACTGCTGTATTTTGGAAGTTGCCGAAGTTCTCCAACTCAGCCATAGCCCACTGCTCCAAGTCCTGCGACTCTCCGTTCTCAAACCTATCCATGCGGTCTTTGAACTCCTCATTGAACTTGCCGAACACACCAATCAGGCCGTCCGTTCCATCGACAAGGTTCTGACGCATGACGGTGTAGTCACGAGGATTCAAGGCTCCTGACTTGAGCATCCTGTCCTGCATGAGCATCTGATTCTGCATCTCACCTGCAGCGGTAAGCCACCACTGATTGGCGGTGGCACTCTGCCCTTGGTCTACGTCGTTGAGGGTTTGCTGATACTGCCGAGAGGCTTCATCAATGGCGGCCTTTTTTTCTTCACGAACGCGGGCCTCCTCAGTGAGCATGTCACTGAAGTTTTTGCCGACCTCAGCCCAATTGATTTGGGTTTCTGCAGCGGTAGGCTGCGCCTTAAAGTACGTCTTTGCCATTATTGTCCTGCTATTGTTGTGCCGCTACCGATGTTGTAGAAGGCATCCATACCACCGGGCATCAAGCGGTCATAGTATCCTGCACTAAACAAAGATGCTTTTTGCGCAGGACTCAAAGACCTTTCAAATTGCCTGAACTGTCTGTTAGTCATATTAGACGTGTCAAACCCGCTTCCTGTAAAACCTGCTTGCACACGAGCTGCCGCCTCACTATCCTGTGCTACTTGCATTCCAAATGGGTCTAACTGTGCATCACCTCTAAGTGTAGTTTGTCCTAATGCTTCTCTTCTAGCACCAACATTTTGCTTCTGATACAAGGGAACGAGTGACATTGCTGATGAAGCTGTTTGTCCAACACCTTGAATGCCTTGGTTAATAGCTTGTGCTCTTGCACGGGCTGCATCAGCCGCAGCCATCTGTGCGCCCTCAGCCTCAGCGAGGTCGAGGTTGACACCAATATCTCTCAAGCGGCTTGCTTCCTCAGCCGTGGCAGCCTCAAGGTTAAACAGGTCTTCAGCCATCTTGGTGCGCTGCTCGGCCTGTGCCTCTGAAGCCACCTGCTGAACTTGACCTGCCGTGGCAGCTACGCCACGCTGAGAGCCTTCTGTGGCGGCTTGAGTGGCTTGCGCTGTCTGAACATTGATAGCCTCCATCTCGCGCTCGTATGCTTCAAGCGGGATAGACAGCGACTCCATGTAGTTTTTCTCAAGAGACCTTCGTGCGCTTGCCATCTTTTTAGAAGCCTCACGTTCAGCTCTACGCTGTGCTTTCTTCTGCTTACCTGCTTGAATGAAGGATGAAGTTGCAGTACCCGCTGCAATAGCGGTACTTCCAATGGCTGCTAGTGTTGCAGCCGACAAGCCAAACATTACTCCTGCCATAGTAGTTTTATTTCTTTTACTACGCTCTCAGGGAGGTCGTAGAAATTGTTAGTGTAAACGTCAGCCTCCGCCTCTTCAAAAGTCTGTGCATCTGTCTTGTATACGCAGCACCAATCGGTGTCTTCGTGGATGTACAGAACTCTTTGAGTTCCTATCTGAGTAAAGATTTTGTGAGGTGCTTCGATAGTAACTACTTTGCCCTCATCAGTTAGGTAAGAAACCTTGCCCTTCAACAAAAAAGAAGGATGCTGTTGCCTATGAATCATGCTGATAACCAAAGAGCCTGCGGGCATGTGAATCTCCCTCGTGTAAAGGCCGCCTTCAATATGCTGTTTCAGCGGAAAAACCTTTTTCATTTCTTCAGACTGAGGGTCTCCTGCCGTATGCGACATGGCTCCCTCGATGTCTTTGAGTTGATTCTCAAACTCCGCAATTTTCTCCCACATAACACCCCTGCGAAGAGGAATGTCTGCAATCAATTGAATTGGTAGAGTTTCTTCACTCATACCCACAAAGATACTGAATTATCAGGGATAGCTTTTCATTACATCAGACTGCACAGCGAACAGCTCACCCTGTGTTGTACCGGGGTGCGTAAGGGTTGTCAAAGCGTAGTGTCCCAACACCCCGTGCGACTCAGCAATTTGGTTGCGAGCTACCAAGAAGTATGACGGTTGAGTTGGCATATTACCTCCTGTAACGGTTGTGTCAACGACAAGCTCGTTAATCCCCGCCTGCGGATTGACATTGACTGCAGTAATCTGTCCCGCCAATGTTGGCGTTCCTGTTCCAAAGTACAGCATATCGCCCACGTTGGTTCCACTTACAGGCGTTCCATTGATACCGCTAAGACTTACGCCCTGTTGAAACTCCACGACTACGGCAGTGGGAACGGTTGGATTTATCCCGATGCTGAAACCAATACCCTGTGCTGAACGGAGACTGAAGTTGACGTTAGCGTCTTGGTTTCTTACAAAAGCAAAGAACGTCTGTTCCTTAACCTCAAAGAAGTCGGCAGGCATAGCAAGCGAGGTCTGAATATCCGTTACCATCTGTGCGGCCCAAGCCTCCGCACCCTGCAATGCCAACGTCTTGTATAGCTTGTTGTCGAGGGGCTGTGAGTTGAATGGAGTGGTAACGGTGCTATTGTACTGCACACCGTAAAAGTTGTTTCTTACGGGGTTGACGCTGTGCCTATACAAATTTCCTCCTGAAAACGAATAGAAAAAACTATTCATCCCGACCATATAGTCAGGCGCGTAGCTGTAGAACGAAGGCCATCCTTGAATGCGTGCGTCCGTGTCGTATGTCAGGGTGTAATTAGCTAATGGTACAGGCATATCTGTTCTTTTGGTGTGTCTTCAAGGACACGATTATGGTGGGCATGTGGCGATTGATGTTATGATACCATTCGCACCCATGTTGAAAACACCCCCACTAGGTGTACCATCATCGTACAGGTAAAGACCCCCACTCAAGAATGTCGCTGCTCCTGAGTCGCTGAAACCAAAGCTGTGCAGTTGCGGAGCACCACCGACTGTACCGTTGGGAGCAACAAAGTATGCAGTACCTGTAAGTGAGCTAGCACAAGCTCCTGTTTGGGTAGATTGTCTAGGCCCAATTGAAGTTGCGGGTATCGCTTGAGGACATTCAACTTGTACATCTAGGTTTGTGCCTGTACCACACGGTGCGGTAAGCTCTAGCTTGAGGGTAGAGGGAGTCGCATTTGGCTTGTTAATAACCATAGCAATACTCCCGATGCTTGGGCTGATAAATAAGCTGCTTGCTGAATGTGTAATAGAAGTGGTTCCGCTAGAAGTAACCCAATTACCACCGTTAGGGACTAGGTTGTTTAAGCTCAACGTGCCCGGTATCTGAGGACAGGTAGATGCTGTTTCTCCAACCACCACAAGCTCTCCTGCTACTGCGGGGCCACGCTGACCCGTTATAGCAGAGGTAAGGGTGGTATACTCAACTCCGTCGAAAGTTGCCCTAATTCCAATAGGAATAGAAGGAGGACTAGGGAAGCTAATTACAATAGCTCCTGTAGCTGAACCCACATCACAATTCCATACTGCATAAGAGCTTTTAATTGCAGTACCTCTTACTATACTTCCACAGCTTGGTGCGCAAGGAACACACGTTTGAGCAGGCGCAAGAGTAGCTGTTGACCCTGACGTTGTTTGGAATCTAACAATGTTGCCATCAGAATAAAACCCTGTTATATCAGGTGTAGTAAGGTTGGCATCGGTGTATATAGTGGTTGCTGATGCAAGATTTGGTGCGTCAAGAAAAACAGTTCTTGTACTTCTGCAGCAGCACGCAAGCTCAGGCTTGCTTCCGTTATAGCACAGGCTAACACCCGAGCCTCCTTGACGGTAGTCATAAATAAGGTAAAGGTTTGGCCTTGTCGTTGCCGATGGGCCTTGTTGAATACTACCTACTGTATAAGGCGTTCCCGCACCTGACACAGTTACACCTCCGCTTATGTTTGGAATACCTGCAGAGGCGGCTGCAAGCAGGTTTGTGATACCTGTTGGTGTATTAGGATAGCTAACCGCAGTTCTAAGGAACAAGAACTGTGTTCCCAAAGGAGTCACAAAGGTGTCAGAACCAAATCTGTTACCCGCCATGGTCACCGTAGAGCCTTCAGTTGGAATGAACCCACTTCCCATCAACCCTGTGAACGTATCAAACTGACTGACCACAGGAGCGATACCTGAATTGCTTAATGTAATCTGTGTAGAAGACACAGGAGACGTATAGGTTCCTTGAGCAAAGGAGAACTCATTGTGAATGAGTTCACCTGCATCGGAAGAGCTTGTCAAACAAACCTGAATGACGCTGAGAGTGTCAGCGTCAGGACACTCGACGGTAACAATAACAGTGGCAGTACCGCTAATGGCAAACTCACCCGTAGTAGGGGTAGGGTTTGGCTTAGGTATAGTTAGTGAGCCTGAAGTTGTGGGCGAAGTGTCCTGATAAGTAACTCCATCGTAAAGGAACCTGACGACATTTATAGTGCCTGTACCAACAAACTGATAGTTGACAACGACATCACCCGTCGTTGTTCCAAGGTTATAGTTTGCTTTTGCAGTAGTCCCGTTGACGGTAAATGTTTGCGTAGTACCACATGGAAATTCTTTTCTTTCGGCAGGCAGTTGTCGGGTATTAGAGTGAAGCACATACTCTCCCGCATAAGGGTCATACGCTCCGAGCTTTTGTCTATCAAATGCTACCTGAAACAGCTCCCTAAACCATGTGCTCATTCCTTGGTCAGAGATAACATTAAGCTGCTCGCTCTGCGCATTTGTACCTCGTAGCTGAATAACAACGCCACGCTTGGCATCGGTAAAGAACTTGTCATACCCGTACTCCGCATAGCTCTCAGGATTGTTTGAGATACCATACTCTTCGGTTCGAGCAATCTGCGTTCCGAGAACTTCAGGGATAGACACGATGTCACCACCTCCAACCGCATCAGAAAGCAAGTTCTTACCTGCAAGCACGTATGAAATTTTATCCTCTTGGAGAACAAGGATGTCGGTTTCACGACCCGCCATTTTTCTGATAAATCCAAACCGCTGCTCAAGAGGCTTGAAGTTTAGAAGGCCAAGGTTGAACTCATTAGTTTTATTTACGTTGCTCTCTTGGTTGTAAACACCGCTATAGGTGATGTCGGCATACCTTCTAATCTGCTTGTAGTCTTGGCTCTGAGTAGCTGTCACTCTGTTGCCAAGGTTAAATTCTTTACCAACAATAGAGTCGCGCACCTTGTAGCTCTCTACGCCATTGCCATAGGTATAGCAGTTATAGAATGCCGTGTCGATGATAGCAGACTGAGTTGCCGTTTGGTCTTGGACATTTCCCTCATGGAATCCATTGGTGATGGGATACGAAACCGAAGACTCAAAAAAGATGTCGGGCTGCGCATCAGCAGGCAGCGTCTCAAAGATTAACCGGTCAATCGCACGACGCACGGTAATACGACCTTTTAGCCTAGAAGTCTTAGCGTTGCTTGTGCCGCAGCACAGCGTACCACGAAAACCAAGATACTTTCTTCCGCTTGGGTATGTTAGCACGCAAGCACCAAACTCGCTTTGAGCCAAGCCCGAAGGAATGCCAATGGTGTCGAGGTCGCTTGTATTGCCAACGCGCATGTCGTCCTTCCCGTTGCCCGTTTCAAAATTGGCTGACCCTGAACCTGATATGGTTGACGGGTCGTTAGGAGAAGATGGGGATGCTGCCCCTGCGTTTTTTACAAGACCATCCGACGCGGGAGCACCGCCTGTGAAAAAGTCCTCATTGATTAAGGTATCAATAATCCCATCTCCAATAAACCAATCAGAAAGACTAGGATAGTTTTGCGTAACAGTGTATTGAACATTGGGAATGTTGATTCTTCTCTCTTCACAGTCATTGCCGCTACCCCTCCTGTCGCCCTTTAACTTGATTGTTACAATAGAACCTGCAGGCACTTCATAATCTTGACCCGGCCCTGAGCTACCACCGGGCGATTGACCCGCATCGGGGTTGCCCATAGGGTCGTTGAGCGGCAATAAGATATATGGTGTTCTATCATTACCGATGTTAAACAAGTCCTGCGCCTTGGCCTCAATCATGCCTGTATCTTTGAAAGTTCCTTCCGAAGGATTCAAGGCAAGACCGTCGGTACTAATCACCATGTACGTTCCCGTTACTCCGTTGTTACCGGGAAGCTCATTGGCTTGCATAACCTTTTTCTCAAGGACAGTAACATAAATGCACTCATCTGTAGGGCCATTTGTGTCAGCCTTAACAATAAGTCTATCGCCCTCTTCTACTTTTCTTGGGTTCTCACCCTGCAACAAAATAAACGCTCTGTTCTGAGTTGAGTCAACAAAAAAGGTGTTCGAGTAGATGGTGTTGTATCCCGCCTCATCAGGCTTAATAGCAAACTTGTATCTGCTTGCAAATGCAGGAGGAACTTGAGTAGTTGGAATCTCTACCCTAATCTGATTTTTAGTCGGGCTTGCAGAGCATGGAACATGTACAGCGTTTTGATTGCTGACAAGAGCCGTAGTAGACCTGTTGTATTCATCCATGTAGATAATACCCACCTCATAGCCTCTGTTGCTGTGAAGGCTCTCTGCAGTTCCCGCAGGGAAGAATGTGACTTTAGTGGAAGCAGAGCTTAAAAAGCGGTAGAAAAAGAAAGAGTCGTTAGTTGGAGATGCAGGGTCGTCCGTATATCTCAAGCCGGGAAATATCACCTGACAGGTGTTGCCCGAAAATTGATTGAAAATAACAGGTTCGGGTTGAGCGATGCTAGTGAATGAAGTAAAGCCTGAAGTCACAAACGTAAACGAACCAAGAGATTGTTCTCTACCGCAATTGAAAGAGTCTGTCAGAGTACCTCCCTGACAAGACGTTGCAGCACCCCCACTATCAAATACAGGTAAAATGTTTGTTAGAGTACCAACTGAGTTCTGAAAGTTGGCACTGCTCATCCAATCAGCCAATGAATCGTAATTGGCGTTTATCGTAAATGTTGCTGTAACAACTATAGGGTTACTTGATGTCCCTGAAGGAACTTGGGCCGGGAACGGCCCCGTACCCACCTCTTGCGTGTTGGAAGATTCAAGATAAATCTGAAACTCAAACTCCATCACGCTGCCTGCTGTCAGCCTGCTGTTGCCCTGAGCGTCTACACAAAAAGGAGTAAGGTCAATTGTTTGTCTAGCCCCCGCAACTGTTTCCAAACTACCTCCCGTTACGCTTTGTGGGAGTGTATACGTCTGTCCTACTGTTGAGACATTACCCGAAGGAAGAGCCTCCTCAGAAAGGGTGTCTTCCTTTAGCGTGCAGATATAGTTGAGCTGTGTAGGATTGCCGTTGGTATCTATAAGGTCATATCCTTCAAGATAGTTTCCGTACATAAGCCTGTTGCCCATAAGCGTTTGAGCTTGAGCCAACAGAGGTACATTGTCGTACAACCTAAGAATCTCAGAGTTCGGCAGAATCGTAAAGATTTTGCTGTCACTAAAATTGAATGTCAGGTCGTTGTTGTCAGGAAGACCGAGCTTTGCTTTGTCGAGCTTTTCGATGACCTTAATGGTGCTGTCGTTGGCCTCCTTAAACAGAATGTCAATCCCTTTAACAAGGTTACTACCCGTGTTGTAAGTAATGGTAGCGTTGTTATGCTTATTGATAAAGCCCTCGTTGAGGTAGCTCTTAGGTGTAAAGTCAAAATCTTTTGGCGTAAACGCAGGTGTAGAAAACTGTGACGTAGCCGAGTATTCGTTGTCGTCATATCTCCATCTGTATCCAAAACAGATAAACCTCTCTTCCATAAACGTAGAAGAGATATTTGGATTAAAGGTAGAAGTAATAGCAGGAGAGGTAACGGGTGCTTTCTTGACAACAAGAAGCTCGTCAGCAGTGATTGTATCTATATCGCCGCTTGTCGGTTCGCCATAAACGCGATTAACATTGATACGACGAGGAGGGTTTAAGTCATCAGTAAAAAACAGAAGGTCATCAATTAGACTCACTCCTGTGATAAGGTTGGAGGTGCTAAAGTTCAGCGTAGTATTAACACCACCACCATCATCCATACTAATGACATGGTAGGTAGTAACCTGAGTGCTCGTATTAAACGACACAAT